CTACTGGCGGGTAACAGTTCGCGCGCTCGCATCGCCATGGCGGCCGGTCGCGTGGGTCCGGGCTTTCGAACGGAGCAAGCCTTGCAGCCACGCACGTACCGCGACCGCACCGTCCAGCGTCATCCTCTGCGGCTCGGGGCCGCCCAAGCCGATCATCACGGTGGCCCGCAGGACGCGCCCCGACCGCCGGCCGATCTCGATGTGCCCGATCGGCGAGTCCATGCCGTCCTTGGCATCCACGACCACGCGATAGCTGTTCCCGAAGGCAGGTCGCTCCTCGGGGTTCAGTCCAGCCTCCTCGGCCAGGGCAATGATCCGGCGGGTAACGGGAGTCGCGGGCAACATCATCTCTGGTGCTCCTTCAAGAGGCTGGTTCGAGTCGGCAGTGCAGCGCTCGTCAGGGAGGCGAGTAGCCGGCCGCAGGGGTGGACGACGGCGCTGTCATGAATAGGCCGCCCGCAGCCTTTATTGAGATGACCTGAATTTATCAGTCTGCGACGCAAAGGGTCATCCGGTCCACCGTGGCGCCCGAGTAGGCGCGACCCTCGATCGTGCACATCGGCGGCGCCCCACCTCGGCCCGACGGCAGCGACCCTGCTGCGCACGCCCACCTCGGCCGACTCTGGCGCCAAGTCCTGTTTTCTCGCCGAATTTCGGGGGTGGGTGCCAGGCGGTGAACCCGGGGTCGTGCGGGTGGGGGTGTGTGCGCACCCGCGCCTGCGCCGGCCCCCGAGCGCCAAAGGGCCTTCTGGTGGCCCGTTTCCGGCTGTCCGTGGATGGCTCGACGGTAGGGCGGTGCCACGTGGAGCGGCCACCTGAGCGCTCGACAGTTGATAAATTTGCGTCATCCAAATTGATGCTGACGAGGAGCCATGAACCCCACCGCCATCACGCTGCCCGGCCGCCTGCACGCCTACTTGCTCGCCCACCCCGATGCCATCACCGACCCCGGACTGGCGGACCTGATGCGCGGCGCCGAGGTCCGCCCCAGGGGGGTTGGCACCGCCGCGTACATCGACACCACGCCCGACGTCGCGCTGCGCCTGGCCGACCAGTTGGACTCCCTGGACGCGAGGATCGCCGCCGGCACGTTCCCGCCCGTGCCGATCGACCGGGGCAGCCTTGGCATCGTCGCGGGCAAGATGCGCAGGGCGGCCGCCAAGGGCACCCCACGCAAGCCGAAGGGCCCTCGCCAATCCGCCCGGGCGGCGGAGCCCAGTGCCGTCTACCACGAGGCGGTTCGGATGCTCGTACGCGCCGCAGCTGACTACCTGCGGGCCGAGACCGGCCTGCCGCTGCCCGCCGTCCCGGACGAGAGGGAGTATCTGAGGATCGTGACGCTGGCGGTGGAGACGCCTCACAGCTCGGGGACCATCCGGATCGACCTGTCCGACCTGGTCCATTGCTGCACCCTCACCTTCGACCGCATCCCGCTCGACCGGGCCGCCCAGGCGTACCGGGCGGCCTGGGGTGATCCGCACGACCACTTCGACGGCGGCGAGACGCTGGAGGGCTTCCCGCCGGGCGAGAAGTTCGAGTTCGAGGACGCCAACAACGGCGAGCGGCGTACGTACGGGACGGTGCTGGTCGAGGTACTCGACGAAGGCCTGGCGCGGCTGGAACTGCCGGACTTCTCTCTCGGCGACGTTGCCCTTGCGCTGGCCTGCCTGACCTCGGACTGACCCCCGGCACCCCGAGAGGATGACCCCGTGACCACCGAAGAAGAGAACCCGCCGTGCCCCCAGTGCGGCGAAAGGGACATGGAACGCTGGCACGACCCCCACGGCTCCGGCTGGTCTTGTCACAACCAGGAATGCCAGTGGTTCGGCGTCGACGGGGAGAGCGAGTGAGCACCGTCCCCGGGCCGCCGTGGAAGCAGGCCCACACCACCGGCCCGTGCACCGACCAGTGCCACGACTACCCCCACTGGCCGGACGACCCCCTGTTCCAGGCCGTCCGCGACCAGCACCGACTCACCCTCGATCCCGTCGGCGACCTCTACGTCGGCATGTGCACCTGCGGCGGCCTCACCACCCCGCAGTGGGACGCCAACGCGGTTAGCGAGGCGTACGACCAGCACGCCGCCATCGTCCAGCACGAGCTGCGCCACCCCAAGCCCGCCGACCTGCTGGACGGGCTCGGCACCACCGACATGCGCGCTGCGCTGGACGAAGCCGCCGCCGGTCTGCCCGCCGACCATCCCGTGCGGCTGCTCTGGCAGCGCCTCGACCAGGTCCTCACCGACGGCGGAGCCGAGTGCCTGCCCGACCCCTGGGACCACGGGCACGAGAACGTGCCTCACTGCGCTGGCCACACCGACCCGGACGAGGCCGCCCTGTGCGACGGCTTCTGCGCCACCCGCTCCGGCCGGTGACGGCACCCCCACCGTCTCCTCGCCAGCCCCTGCAGAGGCCCGTCTGCGCCGCCGGGCCGCCGCCCTCCCCAAACACCTCGACCCGGGCCGGGCCCGCTCGTTCCCGGCCAGCGAACGGATCACCCATGCCCATCCAGTCCGACCTCGCCGCGCTCCTGGCCAATCTCCCCGAGCGCATGCCCGAACTCCCCGTCGATCCGCGCCGCCGACTGCCCATACCGGCCGTCTCCCAGCACGGCGACTTCCACGACTTCACCGCGATCAACGCCGAGCAGGGCGTACGGCTGGCCCAGCAGCGCCGCTGCTCGATCTGCGGCGGTGACCTCGGCTACTGGGTGGCGTTCCTCGGCGGAGAGCAGTCGTTCCAGCGCCGCGGCTACGCCGACCCGCCAATGCACCCCGCGTGCGCCGAGGCGTCCCTGACCCTGTGCCCGCACATCCGGCTGCAGCGGGCCCGGCGGGCGAGTGACAGCCACGTGATGGCTGGCGCGACCACGGGGGAGGGGTGGGTTGAGGCCAAGCCGCAGCGGTGGGTGCTGGGCATCACCCGCTCGTACGACGTCCGCATGACCGCCGCGCGCGGTGGCGGCCGTGTCCCAGTGTTCCGCCCCGCGCCGTTCAGGTCGCACCGGGTGTTCGGCTACGGCCAGAACGGGTTGATCACCGAACTCTGACCGCCCGAGTGGTGGCGCTGTGCCGGTCATCTTCACCATCCAGCAGCAGAGGCGCGCGCGGGGCGCCACTGTGCAGCGTGCTGGCAGGACCGATCACCTGGCCAGCACGCTGCACAAGGCGGTGACTGCGCGCAGAGGCAGGCCGAGCGGCTCGTCAGCTCTGCTGTGCCGGCTCGAACAGGCCGCGTCCGGAGCGCCGTGCCCGGCCCCGCGTGACGAGTCGCCCAAGGGTCGCGGTCACGTTGGTCATGTTGTTGCTGGTCTCGTCCAAGCCGATGGCGTGAAGCACTTCCTTCGCCCGGAGCGGCGTACCGGCCTTGGTCAGGGCGTCGTGAACGGCATCCGCGATGCCGTTCGACCGCTTGCCGCGCGTCTCCTTGGCAGGTACCGCCTTGGGGGCGGCCTTCGCGGCGGTGGCCTTCTTCGTCGCCGTCTTGCGCGGCGCCGGAGCAGCGGCCGCCTTCTCGGCGGTCTGCGCCTCCTCGGCGGCCTTGCGGCCTCTGCGGGGCCCCGTTCCAGCGGGCTTCGCCGCGGTGGTCCGTGCTGCTCCCCGACGGGTTGTCTTCTTCGCCGTCGGCGCCTCACCGACCGGGAGCGGCTTGTCCTCCTCGGCGGCGGGGACCGGCTCGGTGTCCGCCCCGCTGTCCGTCTCCAGGACTGCCGGGGTGAGCGCCTTCAGGCTGCTGAGGGCGGTGCGGACCGATTCGAGGTCTGCGGTGACCGACGCCAACTTGCTCTCCAGGGAGGCCTGTTCCGCCTCAAGGTCCGGGAGCTGTGCCTCCAGCAAGGCGATGGTGGACGTGACGGAGGTGTTCGTACCGAAGGTGGTTGCCAAGGCTGGTGCCCTCATTCACTCGTGCCGACGCGACCGCTTTCCGCATGGTCGCTGCAACGACTGTACGGCCCAGGTCCTGCTCGCCGCCGGGGATATCCGCAGCTAGGGGACCGCTCCTGACGGTTCATCGGTGTGTGGCTCGGGGGCTCAACCCTGCCCAAGTTGATAAACTCAGGTCATCCAAATGAGCGATTCGACTTCACGGTCGGGGCCGCCTGCGCGACAAGGAGTACCCCCCATGAGCACCCTCCTGCTGCCATACCGGCTCGGAGACCCGGAGATGGATGAGTGCCGCTATCCGGTCATCGTGTCCCCCGACACGAGCACCGACCTGGTCCTCGGGCACGTCTTCCGCTTCCACCGCCCCTGGTACGCCGTCCCCAACGGGAAGGACGAACACTGCGTCGGCCGCCCGGACAAGGGCCAGCCGGGCCACAAGAAGGCCGCCGACTACCTGATCAGGGAGTACGCCGACGGGAACATCACCCCCATACCCCTGGCCGAACTCGTACCGCGGGTCTTCGAACCGCTCGATGAGGTGCCTCTTCTCCACCCCCGGCTGCCGGTCAGCGACCGCAACATCGGCAGCGCCAAGCAGGCGTTCGCCACCATCGAGGCCCAGTTCTGGCGCGCCCGCAGCGGCTTTCCCGGCTCCGACAACCACTGGTGGCTGGAGTGCATACTCCCCGGGTGCCCCGGCTGGTCCGGGCCGCGCTACCTGTCGCACATCCGCGGCCGCAACGGCGAGCCGCCCAGCCCTTACCGCCACCCGGGCTGTCTGCCCGCGGACCAGGTGCGCAAGCTGATCGCCGCCTACCAGCAGTAGCCCGCGCCGTTCACGCCGGGCCCGGACCGCCGGGCCCGGCCCCCTCGACCGCCTTCGGGAAGGACCCAGCCCCCGATGTCACCGATCATCCGCCCCACCGTCCGGCACCCGCTGCCCGAGCAGACACGCGTCACCCACACCGCGCAGCTCTGGGCCCACCGGGTGCCGGGCGGAACCGGTGTCATCACCCGGGCGCAGCCCGGCGCCGCCGACACCACCGAGTACCGCGTGCTGCAGCCCATGGACTTCTCCCGCCGCCCCGGCCTGGACAACCCCTTCGGGCGGACCAGCCAGTGGAACTCCCAGCGCACCGTGCCGGTCTACCCGCAGCCGCCCCATGCCGAGCTCCTCGACCAGCTCGATGCCACCTACGACACGCTGACCGTCACCGGCCTCGCCCCCGAGCACCGGGTAGCGATGTGCGCGTACCTCACCGCCCGCCACCCCGACGCCCAGGCCGGGATCTGGTCCAAGCTCGACGCCGACGAGCACTACGACCGCTGGTACTGCCACGAGCCCGCGTTCCTCGTCGCCGGATACCAGGCCGCCCGCGCTCGCCAGCACCGCGAGGACGGCGCCCTCTCGTGACCGACACCAGCCCGCCCCCGATGAGCGCAGCCGACCACGATGCCGTCGCCGCCGAACGCCGCTCCCAGGCCGCCGCGTTCAACGCACTCGCCGACCAGGTCTGCGTCGATCCCGAGCTGCGGCAGACGCTCGCCGCCGTCGGTGCCCAGCACCTCGCCTCCGGCCCGGTCACCGCCGCCACCCTGCGCGGGGCGGCCCGGGCCGCGACCGACAACGCCCTGGTGCACGAGGCGACCGCCGAATGCCGACGCCGTTCCGCGGACCGCTCCCCGTGCAGATGCGGGCACCGGGACAACCAGCACGCCTTCCACCTCACGGACGCCAGCACCATCCCGTGCCGGTCCTGTGCCTGCCAGGACTACCGCCCGCTCACACGGCCCGCCCCTACACTCGGCGCGGTCCCCGACGAAGCGCTCGTCGCCCTCCCACCGGAGTACACCCACCATGACGTCTGAGATCCGGCCGCCTGCGCCGAAGGCCTGCGACACCTGCCCGTACCGGCCCGACGTCCCGTCCGGGGTCTGGGCGGAATCGGAGTACGACAAACTGGAGCGGTACGACCGGCCCAGGGCTGAGCAGCCTACGAAAGTCTGGCAGTGCCACCAGGCCGACAGGGACAGCGATCAACGCCGCATGTGCGCCGGCTGGATCGGCTGCCACGGCGGGGCTGAGCTTCTCGCGCTGCAGATCGCGCTCATCGAAGGCCTGATCGACAGCGCGACCTTCGCCGAAGCGGTCGACTACACGTCCCGGGTACCGCTGTTCGCCTCCGGGGCCGAAGCTGCTGCCCACGGCCGGGCCGACATCGACGACCCCGGCGAGGACGCCCGGCGCGCGATCGCCAAGATCGCCAAGACGCGGGGTGACGTCAGCTTTGGATGAGGGCCGAGGGCGCGCTGACGCGCCGCAGCGGACCGGATCGGCAATCAAGGCCGGCGACCTGGTCATGCAGAACTACCCCGAGCAGGAACTCCATGCCACCGTCCGCCGCGTCTACAGCCGCGGCGGACGGTGGGTGGCCGACCTGACCTGGCACTACCCGATGGCCGACCTCGACGTGGAGGGGTACGACCTGTTCCCTCTGGTCGCGGTGACCCGCGGACAGCTCGACGCGGTGACGAAGCCGATCCGGGTGGCCGAGGGGGAGCACCGGGGCTGGATCAAGGAGGCCGTCGTGACCCGCTGGGCGGGGCACTTCCGGGTCACCTGCTCCTGCAAGGACGGACTCGAGGTCTGCCGGACGGGCCGTCAGGCTGGCTGGAGCCGCACCCTGGACGGCGCCCGGGCGCTCTGGTCCTGGCACGCCGCGGGGGAAGTCGGCGCGGCCCCTCTGGGTGCGTAGAGGCCGTCTGCAGGGATTCGAGGCTCCTTCAAGGAGTCAGTTTTTTTCTTGACGTGTTAGTGCCTAGGCACTAACTTTGTCCATGTCGGACCGTGCAAGAAGACACGCAGCTCACCGACGCCGACCGTGTCCCGCCCTGACTGAAGGAGAAGGCCCCCGATGTCCGACATCCGATATCCCGACTGCACCGTCACGCTGTCCGGCACCGACGGCAACGTGTACTCGATCCTCGGCGCCGTCCGGGCCCAGCTGCGCCGCCACCTGAGCGCCAACGGCGTCGGCGGCCCCGAGCGGGCGCAGATCATCGCTGAGTTCACCAACGCCGTCACCAGCAGCGGCAGCTACCAGGAAGCCCTCAACGTCGTGCACGACTGGGTCGCCGTCGAGTAGCCACCCGGGCGCCTTGCGGGCGACAACTCGCCCCCGGCGCCGGCTTCGCCGAACCGTCCCCTTCCGCGAGCACGACTCGCCGCTGGAGTGGGAGGACGAGCTGCTGCTGCCGATCGGCCAGCAGCTGCCGACCGCCCCGCCGGCGGGCTCGCGACTGGCCTGGGCGCGGGGCGCGATCGAGGCGCTCGCTGTCCTGCGGCTGATGGTGGACAAGGTGGCCGACCTGGACGGGCAGCCGCTGGTCGGCCGGGAGATCGAGGTCCCCCGACGCGAGCGGACCGAGAAGCAGGGCACCGGCAAGGGCAAGAGCAAGGCGAAGCGCGTCCGCACGGTGGACCGGGTGACCGTTGTCGACCTGGAGGAGCCCAAGACGCCGCTGGTCCCGTCGCAGCGCGAGCCGGAGGGCGAGCACTCAGGCCGGACGTGGACGCCGCAGTACGGGCGCGAGGTGGAAGAGCGCACCCGCCAGAACCACTGCCGAACCCCGCGTCAGCACCGGGCGCTCGTGGAGGAGCTGGGGGAGTGCCCGAACCACGGGCCCGTCACCGTGCGGGCGCACCGCTGGGGCAAGAACCTGCCGCTGCGGCCGGTGAACACGGTAGGTAGGACCAGCTGAGACCCGGCAACGGGCCCCGAGGCCTTCCGAAAGAATCTTCGGAAAGGGGGTTGACATCCAGTCAGACCGAATCCAGTATTTGGTCTACTGGAACTTCTGCACCACGAAGGGCCGCCCCGTGAAACCGCCGGGGCGGCCCTTCGTGTTTCCACCACCCGCGAAGGGAGGCCCCTTTGCCCACTGCCACCGCCGCCCCCGTGCTGCTCACCGGCGCCGACATCGCCCACCTCGTGAAGCGCCCCATCGGAACCGTCCGCCGCTGGGCATCCGAGGGCCGCATCACCAGCTACGACGGCCTCTACGACTGGCGCGAGCTGCAGCCCGTCGCCCGCGGCGAGATCGCCGCACCCCCGCTCAAGACCACCGACCTGGCCGCGGCGTGACGGGCATCGCCGCGTACGACCTCGCCGTGCCCGCCAAGTCGCTGCTCACCGCCCCCCGGACCTGCCCGTGCGGCGCTGAGCTGCCCTCACTCGCCGCCAGCGCGACGCCGTTCCGCCGCCGATCGCCGGATCCGCACGCCGACTGCCACGCCCAGGCCCAGGCCCGGCTCGCCGAGAAGGTCGCCGCCGACACCGACCAGGCGGCCACCCAGTGGCAGCAGCTCCGGCAGCACCACCAGGACAATCCCGCAGCTGTCGCCGTGCTCGACCTCCACCGCCCCGAGGCCGGCCGCCACCAGCCCGCCTGCTCCCACTGCGAGCAGTACGACGGCCTCGAAGGCGCCGAGCCCGCGCCCTGGCCCTGCCCGACCTACCAGGCCGTCCAGCGCACCTGACACATCCCGGAAGGAGGCGCCCCGGTGCACCCTTCCCCGTCGACCGGCCGCATCGTTCACTACCGCCTGTCCGCCGAGGACCTGACCCGCGTCCACGAGTACGCGAACAGGCCCACCCACAACCCGCCCGTGGAGTTCGCCGAGCACCGCGTCGGCGACGTCCTGCCCGCGATCGTCGTCCGGGCCGAAGGCAACACCGTCAACCTCCACGTGTTCCTCGACGGCCCTGGCACCCTCTGGCTCCCCAACCGCGAGCACGGCCACGAACCCGGCCACTGGCACTGGCCGCCCATCGCCCCCGCGACCGCCGCCGCCCGGCACTGAAGGAGGAGCGTGATTCAGCAGCAGCCCCGCACGGGCGACATCGGCCTAACCTCCATCCTCGGCCCGGTCGGCAGCCTCATCCGAGCCGGCCAGTGGCTCACCGGCTCCGGCTTCTCCCGCTTCGAGCACGCCTTCGTCGTCGTCGGCCCGAACCAGGACGGCGAAACCGAGCTGATCGAAGCGCAGCCCGGCGGCGCCGTCCTGCGACCGCTCAGCGAGTACGCGGACCGCGACGTCGTGTACGTCTCCCCGCCGCTGACGGACGACCAGCGCGAGAAGGTCGCCGCAGCCGCCCGCAGCCTGCGCTACACCCCGTACAGCGCCCTCGACTACGCCGCCCTCGCCGCGCACCGCTTCCACCTCCCGGCGCCCGGCCTACGCCGGTACATCGCCGACAGCGGCCACATGATCTGCAGCCAGCTCGCGGACGAGGCCTACCGGCGCGCCGGCATCGAGCTGTTCAAGGACGGCCGCTGGCCCGGCTACGTCACCCCCGGCGACCTGTGGAACCTGCTGCGCCATGGCTGACGGCCACGTGCACGATCTGTGGCTCCTGCCGCAGGTCGACCTGGTGATTGAGTTCGTGGCGCCCTGCTGCGGCAAGTTCCTGATGACGAGCCTTCCGGCTGGTTGGGTCTCCTACCCCTGGGCTGACGTGGTGACCAAGGCCGCCCACCACCTCGGCGGCCGGCATCGAGGGACGTGGGGCCAGTACCGTGAGACCGAACCGCGAGGCTTGGGCCACAGCAACGTCCTCGAGGCCGAACGGCACTCCCCGGAAGGGTCCTACGACGGTCCGACCGACGAGACCGCGTTCCTGCGAGGCGGCCCATTCGACGGCGAGCTGGAGCCCTTCCCGCCGACGCTCCTGGACGACGTGTGCCCGCGCCTGGTCCGCAGACTGCCGCCTCAGCTCCTGCCACCGGACCCCGACCCGGCCAAGCCACCGCACCGTGTACCGCGAGCCGTCTACCAAGCTCTGCGGGACCACCACGGGTTCTTCTCCCGGGACGACCGGGGCCGGATCAGGTTCGACTTCTGGGGGTTCCAGTGAACGTCCCTGGGGGCTGGAGCAGCGGAATCAGCATCGTGCGCCGCGACCTCAACGTCGTGCCGACGGGCACCCGCAGCTACGTACACCAGATCTGCTGAGCGCGAGGCAGGGCAAAGGAAAACCCGTGGCCATCGGCCTGCCAGGTCCATACGCTCATTCACAGCACCGTAGAGCAGCTCGGTCAGCTCGGCGGCCTCATAAGCCGCAGGTCGCGGGTTCGAATCCCGCCGGTGCGACCACGCGTTGAGTGCTGGGACACGAACGGGCCTGTAAAGCCTGTGCCTTCGGGCTAGCGAGGTTCGATTCCTCGGCAGCGCACTGTGATCGTAGCTCAACGGCTAGAGCACCGCGTTGTGGTCGCGGATGTTGCGGGTTCGAGTCCCGCCGATCACCCCAAGGCGTCGTACCCCAACGGCAGAGGGAACCGGTTCAGGACCGGTCCAGTGTGCGTTCGAATCGCACCGACGCTACGCAAGGCGCTGTAGCCCAACCAGGCAGAGGCGGCGGTCTGAGGGACCGCAGGTTGCAGGTTCGACTCCTGTCAGCGCCACGCATGGAGGATTGGCCGAGCGGTAAGGCAGCGGCTTGCTAAGCCGTCGTCGGGGTCACACCCGCGCAGGTTCGATCCCTGCATCCTCCGCAGGCTTCCACACTCACCGGCCCGTGAGGGTACGGCCGTGGAAGCTGCCCTGGAAGGTCCGGCATGTGGCGTGCCAAGCGCTCTCGAAAAGCGTGGCGGGTGACACCGCGGCGAGTTCGACTCTCGCACCTTCCGCCAAGCGGTCGTAGCTCAGGCTGGCCAGAGCATCCGGCTCCAACCCGGAGTGCCGCAGGTTCGAATCCTGCCGACCGTGCTCGATCCCCGTTGGTGTAACCGGCAGCACAGCAGGCTCTGGACCTGCGAGTCGAGGTTCGAATCCTCGGTGGGGAGCCCAGGCCGGGTGAGCGCAACTGGCTGACCTCGCCCGCTCAAAACGGGCGGCCTGCGGGTTCGAATCCCGCCCCGGCCACCGTCCGGCCAGCTGTTTCCTCGGGAAACACCCCGGCGCCCGCATGGCCCCCGGGCGCCGGCTCAGCTCGGCGCTCGGCGGCCGACGCCACTTGAGGTCTCGTTCGGTCAGACCAAGACGATCAGGAGCGAGGCGAGCCACAGGCAGAGCCAGTGCTGACTCTGGTCAACCAGGTAGCGGCCCTGCGGGTCCTTCGCCCACTGGGGGCTACGGGTGATTCGCATGAACAGGGCAACGGGCCACCGCCGATCCCAGAATCCATGCGTCACCACCAAGAAGGCGACCCCGGCCGCGCAGCCGGTGACGCCCACCCGCAGGTCGAGCGCGAATACCACGGCAGCGAGCATCACGATCATCACGGCGTGGTAGCTCACCAGGTGGCCGAGCATGGCCCGCCAGGACTCCGCGTTGGTCGTCCCGCTGTCGGGCCCGGGCCTGCCCTTGTGCGCCGCCTGGTGGTCCGTCTGCGCGCTGTGGTCACCCCACATATGGGCAACCAGGAGCGTCAACAGGACAGCGGCGAAGGTTGAAGCGTTGGTGTTCAAAGCCCCTCCGGTACAGAAGGGGCGACCCCAATAGTCGCCCGCCATAAGCGCGACGTGTCAAGTGGTTTGTTACAAAGCAGGGCGCAGACGGTGCCCGCCGCGCCCATGCTGCTGTTGCCCGGATGGGCTGACGAACCATTCCGCATTCCTGCGGGTCCTTTGCGACCTACCGCCCGTCATCCTCACCCCACCACCTGCGAGAGCGAGCCCTGGCATGCGGATCACCGCCTCCCGCGGCGACAACAGCGTCACCATCGAGATCGACGGCGCCGACCCGAAGCTCCTGAAGCAGGCCGAAGAGGCCGCCCGCCGACTGCTCGGCGACAACGCCCCCAAGCCGCCGAAGCTGAAGATCGGCTTCGCCGCACCCGAGTGACCGTCAGGGCCCAGCCCAGCGTCACCATCCGGCTGAGCCTCACCAGCTCCGCCCCCAAGCAGACCCCGCGCGGACGCAACCGATCCGGCGGGGCCTTTGACGTCGGCCGCCGTGACTGAGGGGTCCACGGCGGCCGACCCCCCCTCCGACACGGGCCCCTCCCGAGCGAAGGACCCCTCACATGACCACCACGTACACCGGCAAGGTCGTCCTGGTCGAGCGCGTCAACCCGAGCGAGACGCACTCCTCGTACAACGACGGCCAGTACCTCATCTACGCCGAGACCGGCTCCCAGCTGTTCGGTCACCGCATGGACGGCTCCTACGGCGGCCTCGGCGTCTACGCCCTGAGCGGCCGCAGCGGTACCAGCGGCATTCCGCTGGCCGGTGAGGCCGCGTATCGCGTCGTGGCCGTCGACAACGCGGAGCAGTGGATGCTCGACGCGCTGGACAGCGCCGACGAGGAGATCCGCGCCGTCCGCGCTGGTGAGCGGAAAGCCGACTGGATCGGCGGTGTCTACGAGAGCGCGGAGAACCGCTCCCGCCAGCTCCGGAAGACGCTGGAGAAGGCCCTGGCCGAGCCCGAGCCCGAGCCCGGGGAGTCGGCGGGGTACGAGGACGAGCCGCTGGCAATGGAAGAGCACACCAGCACGGCCCTCTTCTTCGCGTCGGTCCCGCTGCCGCCCACCGTACGGATCACCGTCCCGGCCGGCGTCCAGGTCCTGGTCACCACCGAGTAGACCTCGCCTCCAGCCTTCGCAGACCTCCCACCCAACGGGTGCGGAGGTCTTCGCATGCCCGCCACCAACCTGGGAGCACCCCTTGGACACTGACCCGGCCGTCGACACCACCACCGCCACCCTGACCCGCGCCGAGCGCCGCCGCCGACACCGCGAGGAGCGCGCCGCCAGTGTTCGCCGCGCCCCGCAGCCCAGCCGCAACCGTCGCCAGCGCCGCGACCTGTTCGGCCCGCCCCCGGCCGTCCATGCCACGCACCGGCTGCCGCGCCGCGCGAGGAACGTCCTGGCCGCCGTCACCCCGACGTCCGGCCAGGCCCGCGTGAACGCCAAGCGCCTGGACCGCGCCGTGTTCTGGGCCAACGCCTACTTCGACGGCCGCCTCCTGACCGTCTGACCCAGCCCCTACCGGCCGACCCACGGCCCTGTAGACGGCCCGCGTCCGGCGGCGCGCGTGGACCCCCGCACCTGCAAGGGGGGCCACCCCGCCGGACGCGGGCGACCCACCCCCCACTCACCCCATTGCGAGGAAAACACCATGTCTGCTCTCGATTCGCTCCACGACGCCATCGACAAGCTGGAGGACGAGGGCCACAGCCTCTCGGGCCACCTGCGTACCATCGCCGAGCACATCAAGGCCGACCTGTTCGGCGCCGGCAAGAACGAGGCCACCACGCTGGAGACTCTGGTCCATTCCCTGGCTTCCGCGCTGTCGCCGGTCCTGGACGCCGCCAAGGCCGACACCATCTCCCAGACCAAGTCGCTGTTCGCCGACGCCCTGGCCGTGGCCGAGCCGGTCCTCAAGACCGGCACCACCGAGGCCCACCAGGCTCTCTCCGACCTGGTGACCGCCCTCAAGAGCGCCCTGGGCGGCGCCCCGGACCCGGCCACCACCGCGCCGACCAGTCCGGACCCGGCTCCGGCGGCGGACCCGGCGGCCGCGACCTCGACCGCCCCGGAGGCTGCGGCCACCGTCGCGCCGTAGCCCAACCCCCGACCGCCACGACGGCCGCCGCCGAGCTTCCCGGCTACGGCTCCGGTCCGGACGCGCCCGCGCTGGCGGCCGTCGTGGCACCCCAACCCCCAGAGAGGAGGGAGCGCCATGGCCGTCGAGTACGTAGAGACCCGCGCTGTCCCCCTGCGAGACCTGAGCCCGTACCCCGGCAACGCCAAGCGCGGCGATGTCCCTGCGATCCAGCAGTCGCTGCGCAAGACCGGCCAGTACCGCTCCCTCGTCGTCCGCGACACCGGAAACGCCCTGATCGTCCTGGCGGGCAACCACACGCTCAAGGCCCTGAAGGCCAACGGCGAGAAGACCGCCCGCTGCGAGGTCATCACCTGCACCGACGCCGACGCGCGCCGCATCAACCTCGCCGACAACCGGCTCTCCGAGCTCGGCACCTTCGATGACGACGCCCTCGCCGAACTCCTCCAGGCCATGGCCGACGACGGAGGCCTGGACGGCACCGGCTACACCACCGCCGACCTCGACCAGCTCCTCGCCGACGACGACGCAGCCACCTCCGCCGCCATCGAAGGCGACGCCGACCAGGGCGACGACGACCACGGCCTGTGGGGCGTCATCGTGACGTGCGCCAACGAGGACGAGCAGGTCGAACTCCTCGACCGCCTCAGCGCCGAAGGCCGGCACGTCCGAGCTCTCATCACCTGACGGAGCCCTGCATGCACGCCCACATCGAAGTCTCCACCCCGATCCACTCCAGCGCCCGCGTCCTCCAGGCCAGCGGCCTGTTCGACGTCCCGATCGAGGCGAAGACCACGCTCAGCTGGGACGCCGACCTGCCCCTGGAAGACAAGGACTGGAACGTCGGCCTGATCGTCGGCCCGTCCGGCTCCGGCAAGTCGACTCTCGCCCGGCACCTGTGGCCGGACCAGCTCGCCACCACCTACGACTGGTCGACCGACCGCAGCCTGATGGACGACTTCCCGGCCAAGATGAGCGTGCGGCAGATCGTCGCGCTCCTCAACGCCGTCGGCCTGTCCTCCCCGCCGGCCTGGCTGCGCCCCCACCACACCCTGTCCAACGGCGAAGCCTTCCGGGCGACGATCGCCCGGGCCCTGGCCGAGACCGATGACGCCGACACTGTCGTCATCGATGAGTTCACCTCCGTCGTGGACCGGCAGGTCGCCAAGGTCGCGAGCCACACGGTGCAGAAGACGGTCCGCCGCCAGAAGCGCCAGCTGGTCGCTGTCACCTGCCACTATGACGTGGAGGACTGGCTGCAGCCCGACTGGGTGTACGACGTCGCCGCCGGCTCGTTCAGCTGGAGGTCGGTTCAACCCCACCCTGAGCTCGAACTGCGGATCCACCGCGTGGACCGAGCCGTCTGGCCCACCTTCAGCCGTCATCACTATCTGAGCGCCGACCTCGCCAAGTCCGCTCAGTGCTACGGCGGCTGGATCGACGGACAGCTGGTCGCGTTCACCTCGTACATCCACCTGCCCCACTCCAAGATCCGGGACATGAAGATGGCCCACCGCACGGTCGTCCTCCCGGACTTCCAGGGCCTGGGCATCGCCGGGAAGATGGTGGAGTTCGTCGGCCAGTCACTGCACGAGAAGGGCTACCGGTTCCGGCGCGTCATCGCGCACCCGGCCGTCATCGCGTACTGCCTGCGCTCACCGCGGTGGCGCGAGAACGAGAAGCCCGGCGGCCGCAGCAACTTGCGCTCCCGCAGTGTGTCGCCCGCCTTGCGCGCCCGGTTCGCTGACCCCCGCCGCCTACTCACCCGCTCCTTCGAGTACCAGCCGCCGGCCAAGCGCTGACCCTGCAAAGGCGTCCCTCCAGGTGTGGGGCGCCCGGAACATGCCCAGCTTCCCCTGGCACGTGATGAGCTGGTCGGCGGCTATCGGCTGGGTGAGCTCCCAGTGCCACATACCCGGCACGGCCCACGACGAGGTCGAGTCCTGAGCGCAGCCGGTGACCGTGACCGCTCCGACGATGTGCCCGTAGCGACGGGCCTCGTCCGGCACGGCGATGCCGCGGGCCTTCAGCGCGGTCTCGCCCGCGTCCGCCCACCGGCGCCCTGCGTGGATCAGCAGCGGGCCGCGCAGGCGGGTGAGCCGGCTGCGGTTCTCGATGTCCTTCCCTGCGTGGATGATCGCCCAGGCCCACGGCTGTCGGACCGTCAGCACCATGGGTGAGACCTCGGCGGGGGCAGCCTGGACGCGTTCGCCCAGGAGCAGCTTGAGCCGGTGAGGCTGGAAGCGGTCGAGCCGGATCCGCGTCGCACGCTGTGGAAGAGCCACGACGGCCTTCTGCGGCGTCACCGCGACCGGCTGGAGCGTCGCGTGTGTCGCGTCCACCGCGTCGACCCGCAGCTTGCGGCCGCCCGACCGGCTGCTGATGTCCTGCCAGACCTGGCCGACCTCTACGAGCACGCTCACTGGGAGCCGTCCTTGCGTTTCGGGCCGCCGCCGGCCCCTCGGCCGGGGCGCCGGTGGTTACGGATTACCTCCGCTGGCCATGTCGGTGTGCGCCCGCGCATCGTCGCCTCCGGCAGGACACCGGGCCGCATGCGGTACGTGCGCACCGACTCCACGCTGATGCCCCAGTACACGGCGACGTCCTGCATCGTCCACACGTCCTTGCCGTTGAGCTCCTCCAGCTGCTTCGCGCGGGCGGCGTCCAGTTCCTGCTGCTGGGTCCCCGGGCGCGGATGGTCGCGGATCGTGTCAGGCTTCCACACCGGCGCCCGGTTGATCGTCTCGTCCGGATCCGGCAGGAAGCCGGCACGCGTGAAGCGGTAGGTGCGTACCGACTTCGGACTCATGTTCCAGTACACGGCGATGTCGTCGTAGGTCCAGTACGGCTTGGCGTTCAGCTCCTCGAGCAGCTCTGTTCGTTCGTCGTCGGGCTTGTCTGCAGCGCTCATACCGACAGTGTAGCGCCGACATAGACAAAGTTACGGTGTGCACTCTCGATAGTCCACGCCACATGGACATTGTTTCTGTCTAGAGATCGGGGGGAACCTATGTCGGCCGCCAGCAACGAAGACCACCAGCGGGCTGTCACCGCTCTCAACCTCAAGCTGGCTGGCGTCGACTGGGACACCATCGCGGACCGCCTCGGCTTCGCCGACCCTGTTGACGCGATCGACGCGGCCCAGGAAGTCGCCGCCACTCACTATGACGGCCAGAGCATCGACCCCGCCCTGATCCTCGAGGTCCTGCGCCTGGACAAGCTGCACACCGTCGCCTGGAAGGAAGCCCTCAAGGGCGACCTCAACGCGGCCCGCCTGGCCCTCGACATCGGCGACCGCCGCCAGCGCCTGCTCCGCGTGAACCAGAGGAGCCGGGATTGAGCAGCACTCGAAGCCAGTACCGGGAGACCGGCGAGTGGACCCAGAACCGCCGCCCACCGGACCAGTGGGACTTCCCCCGCTGCGGGGCACGCCTGCGCGGTGACCCGTCCCGTACCTGCGGCCAGAAGGCCGGTATGGGCACCGACCACGCCGGGTTCGGACCCTGCAAGTACCACGGCGGCAACACCGCGGCGCACCGGATGCGGGCCGCCACCGAGATGGCCGAGCACCAAGCCAACCAGATGCTCGCCGACATGCGCGTGCAGGCTGTCGAAGATCCCTTCGCCGCGCTCGCCAAGCTCGCCGGGCAGGCCCTGGCCTGGCAGGAAGCCCTCGGGAAGATCGTCAACCGCCTCCAGGACCGTCTCCGTTACGAAGGCGCCGGCGGCGCCGAGCAGCTGCGCGCCGAGGTCGCCCTCTACGAGCGGGCCATGGACCGGGCCGCAGCGATCCTCGCCCGCATCGCCCAGCTCGGCATCGAAGAGCGCATGGCCAGGATCACCGAGCGGCAGGCCGAACTCGTCCTGTCCGCGCTCGAAGCCGCGCTGTCCCACGTCGGCGTCACCGGCACCGACGCGGCCGAAGCCCGTGCGGTCGCCGCCCGACATCTACGCGCAGTCCCGGCCGCCTGAACCTCGGAGCCAACCAAGCGGCGCAGAGCAGGACCTATCCGATGGCCCCAACTTCGACGGTCACACCGAACGGTTCAGGGGGGTGGCCGGATGCCTGAGCCTACTCAACGACGTCTGCGGATTCGCCCGCTGAGCTTCGCAGCGGCGTGCGCGTTCGTCACCGAGCACCACCGCCACCATGCCCCGCCACAGGGCCACAAGTTCTCTCTCGCCGTCGTCGCCGAACCGGACGACCAGGTCGTCGGCGTTGCCATTGTCGGTCGACCGGTGGCCCGTCCGTTTGACGACGGCTTGACCCTGGAGGTCACCCGCGTAGCCACTGACGGCACGGCGAACGCCTGCTCTGCGCTGTACGGCGCGGCTTGGCGGACCGCCCGGGCGGCGGGCTACCAGCGGCTGGTGACCTACACCCAGGAAGAGGAGAGCGGAGCGAGCCTGCGCGCGGCCGGCTGGCGGCTGGTCGCACGCCGACGTCCGCGCCCGGGCTGGAACGTACCCAGCCGACCGCGCCGCCTACAGGGCACCGAGAACACGGGCCGACTGCTGTGGGAGAACACCACCCAACACGCTCCGCCCCTGCCCCAGGCCGACTGACGCACCGTCGCCCGCACGTGGAAGGGGTGATGACGCGGTGGTCGACTTCGCCAATGCGCTGGCACTGGCCGCATCTCGCCTGGAAGGCCTGTCACAGGCGACGGATCGCTTCCCGACCCCCCACGACCTCGCGAAGGCGCTCGACCCGCGGGTAGTCACCACGCCCGCGCTGGCACTGCTCGACCGCCACCTCATGGACGTCGCGGCCGGAAAGACCCGGCGCCTGATCTGGACGATGCCCCCGCAGGAAGGCAAGTCGCAGCGCGTCAGCCGTACCTTCCCCGCCTGGCTTCTCGCCCGCAACCCCGACCTGCGGATCGCGATCGCCAGCTACGAGTTTGGCACCGCCCGCCGGTGGGGCCGCGCCATCCGCAACGACATCTCTGCCAACACAGACCTGTTCGGGCTGCGAGTGCGCCATGACACCGGTGCAGCCCACGAATGGCAGCTCGAGAACCATGACGGCGGCGTCTACTCCGTCGGCATCGCCGGCGCCCTGACCGGCCGCCCAGTCGACGTGCTGATCATCGACGACCCGATCAAGGGCCGCGCTGAGGCGGAGTCGCTGGTGCAGCGGGAGAAGGTCTGGGACTTCTGGGTCGACACCGCACGCACGCGTTTCGGTCCCAATACCGCCGTCATCGTCGTCTTGACCCGCTGGCACGAAGATGACCTCGCCGGCCGGCTCTTGGAGGCAGACAAGGCGGTCGGGGAGTGGACCTACGTCAACATCCCGGCGCAGGCCGAGACCGCTGACGACCCGCTCGGCCGCGAGCCCGGCGAGTACCTGGTCTCCGCCCGCGGCCGCGGCGTCGCTGACTGGGAGTCCACTAAGCGGGACGTCGGCGCCCGTACCTGGACCTCGCTCTACCAGGGCCGCCCCGCGCCGGCCGAAGGCGGGCTGTTCCGCCGCGACCACTGGCGCTGGTACCAGGCCCCGAAGGCCGACCAGCGCGCCGATGGCTCGTACTGGATCCCGAACGCCACCGAGGTCATCCAGTCCTGGGACATGACGTTCAAGGACAGCAAGAGCGGTGACTTCGTCGTCGGACAGGTCTGGGCGAAGATCAACGGCCAGGTCTACCTCATGGACCAGGTCTGCGACCGCCTCGACTTCCCCGCCACCTGCCGCGCCGTCACCGCTCTTTCCAAGCGCTGGCCGCAGGCCCACGCGAAGTTGGTCGAAGACCGGGCGAACGGGCCTGCTGTCATCTCACAACTGCGCTCCACCGTGCCCGGGCTGATACCGGTCACCCCGAAGGAGTCCAAGTTCGCGCGCGCCTCCTCCGTCGCGCCGTTCGTGGAGAGCGGCGTCGTCTGGCTTCCGGCGCCCGAGATCGCCCCTTGGATCGGCTCCTTCCTCGAAGAGACCGCCGGCTTCCCGAACGCCTCGCACGACGACCAGGTCGACGCGATGACGCAGGCCCTGCACCGGCTCCTCGCCGGATCGAACAGCGCCGACCGCGCCATGGGCTGGCTCGACTCCTACACCTCGATCCCCCGACCCGCACCGGGAACCCCCCTGGACTACCTCGATGGGAGGGCACCGCATGGCCCGATGGCCCTTCCCCCGCAAGAAGACCCCGACCCCGACGCCCCAGATGACGGGCAGTGACGCCTCCAGCCTGGAGAAGTCCACGCAGGCAGCGGCCGTCCACACCTTCTCCTCGGAGCAGGTCGCAGCGCTGCTCGCCTCCACCCAGCTCGGCGCCGGCACCACGGGGTCGTTCAGCCCTCTGCCGCGCATCGAGCCCATGGTCGCGTTCGGCCCCGGCATGCCGCTGCTGCCGACCGCGTTCGACCCGGTCAACCCGGAGACCGGCCGCACTCCGCCGCGCTTCTCCGAGTACCCGGTCAGCGTCAACCTTCCCGGCATCACTGACCGCCTGGTGCCGTGGAAGGTACTGCGCGACTCCGCCGAGGTCGGCTTGCCCCGCCGCTGCATCGAGATCCGCAAGTCACACGTGGTCTCCCTGGAGTGGGCGATCGTCATCTCCAAGGACGCGATCGCCCAAGCCCAGGCTGCGAACCCGTCTGCCCCCCGCGCAGAGATCGAAGCCGATCTGCGGCGCAGTCTCGGATCCGAGATCGCGCGGTGCACCGCGTTCTGGTCCAGGCCGGACCCTGGCCAGGACGAAGAGTGGCCCGAATGGATCAGCAAGCTGCTGGAGGAGCAGCTGGTCCTCGACGCGATAGCGATCTACCCGCGCCGCACCCGCGGCGGGGGCCTGTACGCCCTGGAGATCGTGGACGGCTCCACGATCAAGGTCCTGCGGGACCACCGCGGCGGCAAGCCGCTGCCGCCGAACCCGGCCTACCAGCAGCTCCTGTGGGGATTCCCCCGGGGCGAGTACACCGCGGACACCGACGACGACCAGAACATCCTGAACCCGTACGACGACGACACGCTGATCTACAAGCGGCGCAACGTCCGCTCGTTCACCCCGTACGGGTTCTCCGCTGTCGAGCAGTGCCTCACCGACCTCGACGTGTGGCTGCAGCGCCGCAACTGGATCCGTTCGGAGTACACCGACGGCACCGTCCCCACCGGATTCCTCAAGATGTCCTCGGACGCCGTCGGCTGGACGCCGGCCCAGGTCCGCGAGTACGAGACCGCGATCAACGACATGTGGTCCGGCCAGCACGCCGACCGGCACCGCATGCGAATGTTGCCACCCGGCATCGACCTCGCCACCAACAGCGACGTCGCCGAGCGGTACAAGCCCGAGTACGACCTGTTCCTCATCCGGCTACTCAGCTCGCACTTCGGCGTCACGCTGCCCGAGCTGAACTTCAGCGAGCCCGGTGGCCTCGGCAGCACTGGCTATCACGAGGGCCAGGCCGATGTGCAGGAACGTTCCTCCACGATGCCTGACTACCGCTGGCTGCAGAAGCTGATCACCAGCATCTCCCACCGGCACCTGCACATGGCGCCGCAGCTGGAGTTCAAGATTCTCGGCCTGGAGGACGAGGACGACGCTGCGGCTGACGCCGTCGCACAGGAACGCGTGCAGTGGGGCCGCACCACCCTCAACGAGGACCGGGACCTGCGTGGCCTACCGCGCTACCCCTTTCCTGAGGCGGACATGCCAATGCTCATGACGCAGCGCGGCGTCGTGTTCCTCGAAGGCGCCGCCCGGCTGGCACCGTCAGGGGAGACCGTGGGCCCTGTCCAGGCCCCGCCCGCCACCGACGAAGACGGCGACGGCATCATCGACCGGTTCGAGGATCCGGACGCGCTTGCTGGAGACGAGGACGACGGCGCCCGCGACCAGGCGGTGAAGACCGAACTGGCCGCCTACCGGCGGTGGGCCCGACGCAACCCGCGCCCCAGCCGACCGTTCACCTTCAACACCGTCACCAAGGCCGACGCCCCCGCGCTACAAGGCGCACCAGTCGTGTTCGCCGCCGGCGGTGGTCCGGACCCAAAAGCCGGTAGCCCGGCCGTCTGGCCGGGCTGGGGCCGCGACACCGCCACCGCCGCCGCGTGGGCACCGCGTATCACGCAGGCCTTGGCCGGTGCGCTCGACTGGAATGCCCTTGCAGCAGCCTGGATCACCCACATCCACCTGGCCAAGGCCGACGACTGGGACCTGGCCCAGGCCAGCGCCTGGCTCACCGGCCAGGGGATCGACCTGAACCCGGTCATCACCGACCTCGTCCTCGGCCTGCGCACCGAGGGCTGGGCGATCGGCAGCACCGCGGCCACCGCCGCCGTCGCCGGTGAGAGCACAGCCACCTTCAACTGGACGCCTGGTGATGAGGCCGCGGCCACCCACACCCTGACCGCGACCAACCGACACGACCTGGCGGCCCATCAAGAGCAGGCCGTCAGCCAGGCCCGCGAGATCGCAACGAACCGGCTGCGCCGCCTCGCCCAAGCCCTGGCCGAGGCGAAGAACACGGGCCTCACCGCCAGCCAGCTCGCCGACGAGCTGCGCGCAGCGATCGCCGACGCCCCGTGGGCCCGCATGCTCGCTCTCACCGAGCTGCTGCACGGCCAGTCCGCCGCCACCACCAGCACCTACCAAGGTGCAGGCGTCAGCAGCGTCCAGTGGACCTGCGAAGACGAACCGTGCACCGCGTGCCTGGACAACGAGGACGCCGGCTCGCTCCAGCTCGGCCAGGCCTTCCCCTCCGGCGTCACGGCCCCGCCACAGCACCCCAGCTGCCGCTGCAGCCTTCTCCCCGCCTGACGCGGGGCTACCCACCACCGCCTCAGCCCCCAACCAGAAGGAGGGGACCCTTGAACGTTTCCTACGCCTGGTCGCCGATCACCAAGTCCGAGAAGCAGCCCGACGGCACACTCCTCGTCTACGGCCCGGCCGCCACCAGCGCCCTCGACCGCGACAATCAGCGCCTCGACCAGGACTGGCTCGACCGGGCCATGCCCGCGTGGATGTCCGAAGGCGGCAACGTCCGCGAGCAGCACGACAGCAAGCGCGCGGTCGGCGTCGGCGTCGGCCTGTCCAAGGGCATCGACGGCAAGCACCTGCTCACCGCGCACATCGTGGACCCCATCGCCGTGACCAAGGTCGAGAGCAAGGTGCTCAAGGGCTTCAGCGTCGGTATCAAGAACCCGCGAGTCGAGTTCGGGCACCCCGACGCCCCGAACGGCCTGGTCACCGACGGAGAGATCATCGAGGTCTCCGTCGTGGACCGCCCGGCTAACCCCGAGTGCGGGATCCAGGTCGCCAAGGCCGACGACACCGGGTCGCTGGCGGCCGTTCCCGACGCCGCGCTGGTCGAGACCCCTACCACCCCGGCACCAGAGCCGACCGGCGCCCCCGAGCCGCAGCCTACGGCCAGCACCCGCACCGACCCGGCACCTGCCCCGGTCGCGGCCGCGCCCGACCCCGAGACGGTGCTGCGCGCCGCCGAGGTCATCGTCCAGGCCCGCGCCCTCATCAAGGCCGACACCGCCGCCCCGGCGGCCGCCGAGGGCGAGGACGAGACCAGCGACATCAACGGCGCCCAGCAGGCCATCGCCATCATCGCCGCGCTGATCATCAGCGAAGCCGAGTCCCTGGCCATGGGCAACCTCAACGAGGCCTGCGACATCGCCACCCTCCTCGACGCGGTGAGCGCCCTGAAGTGGTTCTCCCACCGCGAGGAGGCCGAGCAGACCGGCACCGCCATGGAGTTCGCCGACACCGCGGATCTCCACAAGAACGACACCGCCACCCCGGCGGCCCCCGAACCGCAGATCACGAAGGCTGACATCGCCGAGCTGGTGAAGTCCGCCGTGGCAGAGGCCACGACCGCATCCGAAGAGCGCATGAAGACGCTGGAAGCGGATCTGGTGAAGGCCAACGGCGAGCTGGAGACCCTCAAGGCCCAGCCTCTGCCCGGCGGGCCCGCGCTGACGCGCACCGCCGCCCAGGAGGACAGCGCCCGCAGCGCCGACGCGCAGCGGCTCATCGCCGAGGCCAACCAGTACCTGGCCAAGGCCGACGCGGTCAGTGACCGCGACCTCAAGGACGGCTACCGGCAGAAGGCCAACGCGCTGCTGGACCGCGCCAACGTCTGACCCCACCCCTGACCTTCCCTTCCCTGCTGCCTCCCGATAGGAGTCAACTGTGGCTCTGCCCACCGCAGATGTACTGTTCGGCGAGTCGCCGGACGCCCCCCGCCTGGCCAAGACTGACCTGGCGGACCGCTTCGACAACCTGATGAAGGCCGTCGACGCGATGCCGACCCGGCACCTCGACCTCGCCGCCATGAACCAGGCCTTCAGCCAGGGCCGCGGCATCGACTTCACGCCGCAGCCGACCACCGTGCACGGCGCCCTGGTGAAGACCCTGGAGTCGCCGGAGATCGCCAAGTCGCTCTCCCCGGACCAGCTGAGCTCTCTCACCGCCGCACTGGGCCAGCTCAAGGCCCAGGCCCCGGACATGGTGAAGGACATCACCAACACCACGCCGATCGCGTCCGGCCTGGTCGCTTTCGACCTGGAAAGCCCGGCCAAGATGCTGGCCCCGCGCCCGACCCCGCTGCGCAACCGCATCCCGCGCAAGAAGGGCGTCGGCCTGTCCCACCGCTTCAAGGTGATCAGCGGATACACCGGCACCGGCACCGGCGGCGTCTCCACCATCCACCCCGGTATCTCGGACGCGACCCAGACGAACTTCGCGCCGCAGGGCTCCGGGAACCCGCTGTACTACGCGCGCGGCCCGAAGATCAGCTACGCGGGTTACGACGTCGTCGTGCCGTACGCCCAGTTCTCGGTGTCGGACCAGGTCACCTGGTCCGCGCAGTACCAGGGCCAGGGATACCAGGACATCCGTCAGCTGTCCCGCACCAGCCTGCTCTACGCCTCGATGCTCCTCGAGGAGCGCATGTTCCTGATGGGCCGTGGCACGGCGGCGAACAACTTCCTCGGCGCGGTCGCGGCCCCGGGCAACGTCACCGTCACCGCCCGCGCGGCCGCCGCCGGTGAGACCCCGATCAGCGGCAGCGCCGGCAACGTGTACGTCAAGGTCACCAGCGACGCCGGTGACTTCGGCCAGTCCGTACTGTCCGGCATGGTGTCCGTCGCGGTCTCCGCCGGCCAGGTCGTGGACGTCACGTGCAACCTGCCCGCCGGAGCACTCGGCCAGCGCGTCTACGTCGCGACCGGCGCCTCGGCCGACCCGGGCGACGCCACCCGCTTCTACGCGGGCCGCTCCGGCTACAGCACCTTCACCATCCAGGGCGCTCTGCCGACCAGCGGCGCTGTCGCCGCCTCGGTCGTCGCGGACACCACCGCGTACACCAACGGGTACGACGGCATCCTGCCCATCTGCACCGGCCCGCAGTCCGGCTACACCCGGCAGCTCAACACCCCCCTGTCGACCTCGAACCCGGGTGGCGAGTTCCAGACCGCGTTCGCCGCGCTCTACCAGTCGGTGAAGGCCGACCCGGACCGGGTGCTGTTCAACGGCTCGGACCGCAAGCAGCTGTCCGACTCGCTGAAGTCCGCGTCCAGCAGCAACTACCGGCTGACGCTGACCCAGGACGAGGTGTCCGGCGTGACCCTGGGCGACGTCGTGAACACCATCATCAACGAGGTCACCGGCAAGGGCGTCACCGTTGAGGTCCACCCGTGGATGCCGCAGGGCAACACCGCGATCCTCTCCGACACGCTGCCCATGCCCGACACCGACGTCTCCGACGTGTGGGCCGCCTGGAACGTCCAGGACCTGATGGGTGTGGACTGGCCGGTCACCCAGTTCGCCTACGAGTCCAGCTCGTACTGGCTCGGCACCATGGTCTGCTACGCGCCCGGCTGGAACGGCGCCATCACCGGCATCAAGGCCGCGTAACCGACCCATCCCCACCACTGGAAAGCCCGCGGCCCGCCTTGGACCGCGGGCCTTCCGCGTTCCCGGAAGGAGGGAGCATGGCCCGGCTCTGCCTGCCTGACAGTGCCGTGCGCGGCGTCGACATCAAGGGCGCCCGCCTCGGTTTCACCACCAGCTACACCCCCGGCCGCGACGGCACCGTAACCGTCGACAACCCGGCCCATGAGAAGGCCCTGCGCCAGCTCGGCGCCTTCGCCGCCAACCTCGGCGGCGCCGTGCGGCACAGCAGCGGCTACCGCTGCGCCAACTGCGGCCATGGTTCGTACTTCGCCCGCTGCGGCAAGTGCGGCACGACTTGCAAGCGGGAGGACCAGTGACCGACACCACCGAGCCGCTGGGCGCCGAGACCGCAGCTGCGCCCGATCAGCAGCCCCCGGCCGACACCAAGCCGGCACCCGCCCGAGCCAGCGCCCGCAAGGCCCCGAAGGGCGCCAGCACGCCGGTCGTGGACCTCGAAGTCGCCTTCAAGGCCGAGCCCGAGGCGCCCATCTGCGAGATCTGCATGCCCAGGGGCTGGCCCGACGGAGCGATGGCCGTGGGCTGCGAGCACGGCCACTGGACGCGCTGACCCGGAGGGAGGAGGCCACGTGCTCACTCTCCCGTACGTGACCCCGGCCGCGTTCCGCGCCCATCCGACGTTCCTGGACACCTACAACCTGCGCTCCGGGAACTCCTCCCTGGCCGCGCAGGACGCCGAGCTGACGAACGTCCTGCTCATGTCGAGCCAGTGGGCTGACAACTACTGCCGTCAGCCGCTCGCAGTGCACCAGACCACACAGCAGCACACCGCGCGCTACGACCGCGCCGGGAACCTGCGGATCCGCGCCGACCACACCCCGGTCCTGTCCGTCCAGAGCATCGCCTACGGCCACAACCCCACCGCGCTGACCGTCGTCAACCAGCCCGCCTACTGGGACGACAGCGGGAACCTCGTGTTCCCACCCAACATCGGCCCATGGAGCGGCGCGCTCAGCTTCACCAGCCCCCAGCTGGGCGGAAGCGTCTTCGCACGCGTCACCTACCTCGCCGGGCACGTCGCCACCGTGCTGACCGCGCCGCAGAGCGCCGGCGACCAGAGCGTCAGCGTGCCGGATATCACCGGCCTGCAGCCCGGCCAGAGCTACCGGCTGTGGGAACCCGGCGCCGAGGAGACCATCACCGCCTCCTCCACCTGGAGCCCGCCGGTCCCGACCGGTCAGCCGATGCCCGGCATCGTGCCGCTCGCGTCCCCTCTGCTGTTCGCACACACCGCCGGGATGGGCCTGTCCGGGCTGCCGGCCGACGTCCACCTGGCCGTCATCAACTACGCCACCGCGTCGCTGATGCGTCCGGACACCGCAGCCGAAGACGCCTTCCCCGACACGAGCCTGTCCGCCGGGATCCGGCAGCGAGACTCCCGCAGGGACGGATCCGGTCTGGTCGCCGAGGCCCAGCGCCTCCTCGCCCCCTACCGGCGGGTGGTGCCCTGATGAGCATTCAGAGCGTCATCAACGGCATCGGCACCTTCCTGGGCGGACCCTACGATCCGGCGACCCGGACCTACCGCAGCTCACCAGTGCACGGCGTCGGCGTGGTGCGTCGCGCATTCGCGAAGGCCGACGACCACGCCGACTACTACCGCGGCATGCCGCCCGGCACCCGCACTGGCTGCCAGATCGTCATCACCATCCCCGACCAGTCCGAGTACCGCGAGACAGTCGGCCCAGAAGGCGTCGGCCTGATGCGGGTCCTGTACACGGTCGAGCTGAACGTCTTCATCCGCTCCGAGTGCGAGTACGCCGAGGACGCCCAGGACGACGTGTACGCCCTGCGCGACGCCCTCCTCGCCCGGCTGCGCTCCGACCACACCCTCGGTGGCTGCGTGTTCCAGGCCGGCGAAGCCGTCGCCGGAGGCAGCGCAGCGATCAGCGTCCGCTACGGCCAGCCCAGCTCCAAGGCACAGCTGACCAAGCAGTACATGCAGATCAAGTTCACGGCCGTAGAGCTAACCGCCGTCTGACCTGCGCCCTCACTTCTTCCCTTCTCCGTGCAGGAGCAGCCCCCCATGCCCACAGCCAAGTCGGCTGCGGCGCAGGACGACAGCGCGCAGACCGCTCCGGCCGCCGCGCCCGCGCCCGCAGCCGAGCCAGCGACCAAAGCGACCGAAGCCCCCACCCACGCCAACGGACCGGCCGCCTACCAGTACACGGGCGCAGTCGAGCTGGTCTACCTCGCCGTCCCGCTCACCGCCCGCCCCGCGCGCCCGGCCCGGCCCTCCACCGACGACGACCCCGGCGCTCCCGCGACGCCAGCGACGGTCTTCGCCTGGCCTGACGGCCCGCCGGACGACGGCCGCTGGACGCCCACCGCTGAACCGCCCAACCAGCACCCCGACAACGAGCCCCAGCCGGGCGCGAGCAGCAAGGAGTAAGCCCATGGCCGTCGCCGCGTTCGCGCCAGCACGCCAATTCCTGGGAATCGCCGCGGAGGCCACCCCCGGCCAGCCCGTCGCGATGACCAACACCCTGACCGTGGCTCAGATCAAGCCGTCCGACAAGGTCACCTACCTCGAGGACAAGGCGCTGCGCGGCGTCATGTCCACCGAGTTCAACGAGATCCTCGGCGTCGGCAAGGCTGAGCTGGACATCAACAGCCCCGCGTTCGCCGACCAGCTGCCGTGGTGGTGCCGCAACATCCTGGGCGACGTCAGCGTTACCGGCACCCCGACCGGTACCGGCGCGACGACCCTCAGCGTCGCCGCGGCCGCCGGAGCGACCTCCTTCACCACGCAGGCCACCATCCCGGCCGGCACCCTGGTGCAGATCGGCACCGGTGCGAAGGCGGAGATCGTCACCACCGGCACCCCGACCGGCTCCGCCCCGAACTTCGTCATCCCCGTCACGGTGCCCGCCACCGGAGGCCTGGCCTACGCCCACAGCGTTGGCGACGCCGTCACCCCCGTCACCGGTCCGTACACCTACGCCTACAGTCTGCTCAACAGCGGCACCGGCCAGCCACCGTCCCACACCGTCACGCACTACCTCGGCCCGGGCAGCACCGGCGCCCGCCAGTACCCCGGCTTCGCAGCCTCCGAACTGGCGCTGAAGTTCGCCGTCGAGAGTGCGCTGCTGGAGTACACCGTCAAGGGCACCTCCTGGCCGTCGGTGCCCGCCGCGGTCGCCCCGCAGGCCGCGCCCGGCACGACCATCCCGCTGCCGTCATGGAGCACCACGATCGGCATCGGCGGGAGCGTTGCCGGATCCCCGGTTGCGACGGTCTCCGAAGGCGAGATCACCCTCAAGCGCGAGCTGGGGGTCATCTACACCGCGACTGGCGTCCGCGTGCCGTACGTGATCCAGCGCGGCGGACTCACCGTCGAAGGCAAGTTCACGTTCTCTGCGGTCTCCGACGAGAGCCCCCTGCTGTACATGCTGACCAACAGCCAGCCCCAGGTGCAGGTCATCCACAGCAACGGGCTGACCGGCGTGAACATGCTCAAGATCCAGATCGACATGCAGCAGTGCGCGTTCACCGTCGCCGACCCGGACGCCGGTAAGACCGCAGTCGGCTACACGACCACCTTCAAGCCCCTGCTGAACACGGCGAACGCCGGAGGCAGCGGCGGCTACTCCCAGATCAAGATCTCGATCACCTGCAACGTCCCGCCCGGCAGCTTCTGATCCCGGCGCACCCCTCCCACCTCTCCGAAGGAGCCCCACCCATGTCCGAGCAGCACCCCCTCGCCTCGCCCGACTCCTGGGTCGTCCTGCGGGACCCCAAGGAGCTCAAGGCCGGCGCGAAGAAGCGCATCCTGCGGTCCGTCCAGGACAGTGCCTCCAACATCTCCATGGGCCTGGACGTCGCCGACGGCCTGATGGCCCTCCTGGTCGAGAACTGGCAGCTCCCGCGTCCCCTCCCGCTGCCGTCCGTGTCCCCGGACTCGCTGGACCTGATGGAGATCGAGGACTACGACAAGCTCGCCGAGCTCATCCGCCCGGCGCAGCAGCTCCTCTTCCCGGGCAACCCCGACCCGACCGACGCGAAGGACCAGGCCGCGCAGGAAGCCGACCCCGCTTCCCCTACCGCGCCTACCGTCGCCTCGTAGCGGCCCTCGACCGTAGGCCCATCCCCGGCGAGCACCCCGCCACCCCGCTCGACGAGGCCGCATTCCCCTACGGCTGGTTCGCTCAAGTCCACCACTGGCCTCCGTCGGTGGTCGACGACCAGCCGTGGTGGCTGATCGAACAGCTCCCGGTCATCGCCCGCGCGTACGCCGAAGTCGAAGAGGCCCGCCATGAACGGGCCCGGGCCGAGGCGGAAGCCCGGCACCGGTAGCGGGAGGGAGGCCTGTGGGAGTCTCCCTGAGCGGCGGCGACGAGCTGCGCCGCGCCCTGACCGGCATCGGCGTCCGCGCCCAGGCCGCGACCCCGCTCGCCGTCGCTGAAGCCGCCGCCCTGTTCGCACACTCCGTCGAACGGCAGTTGACCCGCATGAGCCACGAGCGCGGGACACCGACGCCGTCCCGGCCTGGCGAACCACCCGCGATGGTTGTGCCCAGCACCAGCCGGTCGTTGCACAACTCCCTCACCGTCCTCGGCCCCACCAGGACCAGTCCCGGCGAGTGGCTTGCCGTGACCGGCCCGACAGCCGCGTACGCCCGCATCCAGGAACTCGGTGGCGTCACCGGCCGCGGGCACGCGACGACCCTGCCACCTCGCCCCTACATGCGCGCTGCATACGACGAGGTCGCCCACGACCCCGCGCTGCGCGCCGCCTTCATCCGAGCCTGGGGCGCGGCACTCACCTGACCCTCCGAACACGAGGAGGTGCCAGGTGTCTGACTCTCTCCTCCCTCCGGTCACCGCCGAGTTCCTCGGCAACGTCGCCCCACTGCTGTCCGCCATCGAGGCGGGCGTCGCCGCATTCGAGGACTTCGGCGCGTCGATACGAGCGATCGCCGCCCAGGTCGACCTCGTCTTCACGTCGGTGGGCGAGTCGGCCCGGGCCATGTCCGGCAGCCTGGCCGAGACCGGCGGCGTCACCGACGCGTCGTTGCAGGGCATCGCTGTCAGTGCCGAGGAGATGGCCGCCGCCGTCCAGACCAGCTCGGTGAAGGCCTCGACGTCGCTGTCAGCCGTCAGCGATTCCGCGCGGGCGATGGCCACCAGCGTCACCGAGAGCAGCACCGCTACCGACACGTCGCTGCAGTCCATCGGCGCGAGCGCCGAGCGGATGGCCGTGTCTGTGCAGGCCGCGTCGGCAACGACCACCGAGTCCCTTACCGCCGTCGGTGCCGCCGCCCGCAACAGCGCGACGGCCACCGATGCCGCCTCCACCGCGTCCGCTGCTTCGGCCGGCGGCGCGATGGCCACCATCAACAACGTCGGCAAGGCCGTCACGGTCGCCGGCCTCGCCGGTGGCGCCGCGAGCGTCAAGATGGCCGCGGACTTCCAGAGCGCCACGATGGTCCTCGTCACCGCCGCTGGCGAGCAGGAAGCCAACCTCAACGCCGTCCGAGACGGCATCAAGAACATCGCCGCCGACACCGGTACCAGCTGGCACCAGGTGACCGAAGGCATGTACGAGGCCGAGAAGGCCGGCTACAAGTTCGCCAACGGCGGCCTGGACGTTGTCCGGGCCGCCGCGCAGGGCGCCCGTGAGGAAGGTGCCCCGCTGAACCAAGTCGTGGACGCCATGACCACGACGATGAACGACTACAACATCCCGGCGTCGAAGTCCGTCCAGGTCATGAACGCCCTGAAGACGGGCGCTGGAGAGGCCAAGACCAACTTCGGGCTGTTCGCTTCCTCGCTGTCCACCGTGCTGCCGTCCGCGTATGCCGCGCACGTGTCCTTCGAGGATGTCGTCGGTGACCTCGCGTCGATGACGACGAAGGGTGAGACCGCGCAGCACGCCGCGCAGCTCATGGCAGGCGCGATCCGTTCGCTCCAGTCACCGAACTCCACGACGTCCGCGACCCTCCAGCAGCTGGGCCTGTCAGCCACTCAGGTCGCGCAGGACATGGGCAGCAAGGGCCTGTCCGGCGTCATGAACGAGATCGTGGAGGCGATCGGGCGGCGCCTCGGTCCGTCCGGGCTCTACGCGGTCGGCGTGTTCAAGCAGTCTGCGTCGGCCGCGCAGGACGCCGCGAAGATGGTCTCGGCCATGCCGCCGGCCCTGCAGAAGCTCGCGCAGGCCTACGAGCAGGGCCAGATCTCCCAGAAGGAGTTCAAGCAGCAGGCCAAGGACCTGCCAGGCGCTCTCGCGGCGCAGGCCGAGCAGTTCCAGTCCTTGTGGGATAAGAGCCAGGGCTTCTCCGACCAGGTCAAGGCCGGTAACCCCGAGCTGACCACCTTCTCCGACCTGCTGCGCAAGGCAACCGGTGGCCAGTCCGGTCTTCAGACCGCGCTGATGCTGACCAGCGAGGACGGCAAGAAGACCAAGGAAAGCATCGAGGCCGTCAGCAAGTCGTTCAACGACGGCGGCCACGAGGTCGAGGGCTGGACCGCGACCAACGAGCAGATGACCGTCCAGATGGCCAAGCTCAAGCAGGGCCTCGAAGTCACGGCCATCAGCATCGGCGAGAAGCTGATTCCGCCGATCTCCGCGATCCTCGGGTTCTTCCAGCAGAACTCGACAGCAGCCGGCGTCCTCGCCGACGTCGTGGCGGGCGGCCTGTCCGCCGCGTTCACCGTCTTCGCCGTGAACAAGATCGCCGGGGTGGCCAAGGGCGTCCAAGGCCTGATCGGCGACATGGCGTCCGGTGCTCGAGCCGCCGCCCAGTTCGCGTCTGCGGTGGCGGGCGCTCAGGTCGGCGAGAACGCCGGAGGAGCGGCCCGGGCCGGCGCCGCGGTGCGCTCTGGGGCAACCGCGGTTGCCTCCACCGTCTCCAGCGGCACGCAGAAACTCGCGTCAGGCGTCGCCAGCGGCGGCCAGGCCGCCGCAGCATGGATCGGCACCGCCTCCCGCAACGCCGCGGACCTCGCTGTCAACATCGGGCGGGCCACCGCGGCGGGCGCCGCATCCGCGTGGAGCGGCATGGTCCAGGGCGCAGCCGCCGTCGGCGGGGCGCTGAAGACAGCGGCCGTTGCCGCAGCTGAGTACGCGCTCAGAGCGGGCGAGGTCGCGCTTGCCTCAGCCCGTTCCGCGATCGCGTTCGTCGCGGAGAAGGTCGCCATGGTGGCCTCCACCGTCGCCGAGGGCGCGATGACGGCAGCCCAGTGGCTGCTGAACCTCGCGATGGACGCCAACCCGATCGGGCTGGTCGTCCTCGCCCTGGCCGCGATCGTGGGCGGTTTGATCTACGCCTACAACCACGTCACGTGGTTCCGCGTCGGAGTGCAGGCCGCCCTGAAGCTCGTCGTTGAGGCCTTCGACTGGCTCGTGTCGGGCGGTGAGCGTGCCATCGGCTATCTGGCCAGGCTGCCCGGGATGGTCGTCAGCTTCTTCTCTGGTGCTGGGTCCTGGCTGATCGACGCCGGAAAGAACCTGCTGATCGGCCTGTACAACGGCGTGATCTCGATGAGCGCCTGGCTCGCCTCGAAGCTCACGGGTCTCATCAAGGACATCGTCCCCGGACCGGTCCTGAGGGTCCTCGGGATCCACTCGCCGTCGCGGGTGTTCCACGAGATCGGAATGCACGTCGCCACGGGTCTTGCCAACGGCATCGTCGCCGGTAGCGACCCCGTCTCCGAGGCCGCCACGGGCCTGGCGCAGAACGTCATCACCAGCGCCCAGGGCATCACCACGGACGCCGTGCGCGTCACCGCCTCGGTCGCGGCTGCCGCCGGGCGGCCCGCTGGTCCGGTCGCCGTCGGCACCCTGCCATCGGGCACCTCAGCCGCCGGCGGAGGGCCGGTCCACGTCACCCATAACTGGAACATCACCGTGCAGGGCTCGGCCGTGACGACCAAGCAGCTCGCGGACGACATCGAGACGGAGTGGCTGCGCCGCGGTATGCGCAACTCCACCACCTACCCCGCCTACCGGCGCTGACCCCACGACAGGAGGCGCCGGTATGGCGAAGCTCTCCGCACTTCAGGACCCGTTCACCTCGCCCGGTCTCAACACCGCCCTGTGGAATGCAAGCAGCGTCGCGGCCTGCACCGTCGATCCGGTCAACCAGTTGGTGCAGGTCGCGGTCCCCACCGGCGCGAACACCTACAACACCGTCGGGTCGGCGCCGTGGGACGCGACCGGTTCCAGCATCCATGCGGAGATCACCCCGGCGCCCAACGGCAACGGCGGCACGCTCACGATCTTCAGGCTCGCCGCAGACGGCAGCAACTGGATCAACGCGCAGCTCGCTGCAAGCGGCGTGTTCAGCCTGCGGCTGCAGGTCGCCGGAGTGTTCACCACCACGCCGCTGCCGACCTACAACCCTGACACGCACCGCTGGTGGAAGCTCTCCGAAGCGAACGGCTCGTTCACCTTCTCCACCAGCCCGGACGGCCGTGCCTGGACGGCTCAGGCCACCATCGCCCATGCCTTCCCGGTGACCGGGGTGCAGTTCTTCTTCCAGACCGGCGCGACGGACAGCGAGCCGGCCGGGATGGTCGCCACCATCCGCAACGTCAACACCATCAGCGCGCAGCCCAACAACCCGAACTGGCCGACGATCGAACACGGCTGGGGAGCATCGCTGGGCGTCCAGGGTGGCAACGTCCCCTTGAACAACTACGTCGACGTCTCCAATCTCACACGCAACCAGGTCGCCTCCAGCCGAGGCAAGCAATACGAGCTCGACCAGATCCGCAGCGGCGAGCTGCGCCTGCAGCTCGACAACAACGACGGCCGGTTCGACCCCCTCAACGCCGCCGGGCCGTACTACGGCCACGTCCATCCCTACCAGCCGTACCGGTTGCGCGCGCAGTGGCCGCCGACCCGCAACTTGCTGCGACAGTCTCAGGCCACCGGTGGAGACGTCGGCGGCTACTCGCTCGGAACGCTCGACACCAGCGACAACGGCCCGGGAATCTACTCGCGCACCGACAGCGGCGGGGGCGCCTTCGTCGCCTCCAGCTCAGCCTGGGCTGGCGGCACCGTAGCCCAGTTCGCGGTACCCGCCTCAACCGCCGGCTCGACCGCCGTCGCCTACATCCAGCAGCCCAGCTTCGAGCCCGGCGCGACGTACAGCGCGCAGATGCAGGTCCGGAACGTCACGGCTGGCACCACGGTTCCGCTCTACCTGGCGCTGCGCTTCTTCAGCGCGGACGGCAGCACCCTGCTGCAGATGGTCCAGGGCACGACCATCACTCTCACAGGAGCCACCGCAGCGTCCTGGACACGCTTCACCGTCACCGGCACCGCCCCCGCCGGAACCGCCTTCTGCGCCGTCTCGCTTCGCACGAACGCCTCCCCGTCGGCGTCGTGCAACGTCCAGGTCGACGGCTGGCAACTCGAGCGGGCCGCCGCCCCGTCAGCCTGGTGCGCTCCAGGTACCTGGTACCCGATCTACAGCGGCTTCACCGAGCGCTGGGGCTCCAGCTGGGGGCTGTCGGGCACGTACGGGCAGACCCAGGTCACGGGCGTGGACACGCTCAGTCTCCTCTCGCAGGTCACCCTCTCCGACCCGTGCTCCGAGGAGATCAAGTCCTACACACCTCGGTTCCTGTACCGGCTGGACGACCCACAGGGTGCCGCCACCTTCGCCGACAGCATGGGCAACTACCGGCCCGCGACGCTCTACATCTCCAAGAACGGGCCCGGAACTCTCACCACGGGCAACAGCGTGACCGCGAAGGACCCCGTGAACGGCGTCTTCGCCGGCTCGGGCGGGACCGTCATGACGATCAACAACCCGAGCCCAGGGCAGGCCGGTGCCTTCGCTGGCTCGGCGCTCTGCCTGTCCGATGCAGGCATCACTGGCCCGGCGAACCCGGCACTGTTCAGCCGCCTCATCGCGTTCCGTTACACCGGCCCCGTTCCCCCGACCGTCACGTACGTCTGGGTGGGGACGGACGGCCAGATGACCAACGATCAGTTCATCGGTTCCAAGCTGGCCCTCGGGATCGACTCCAGCGGCCACCCGATCATGGTGGTCACCGGCCCCACGAACCACGGTTCGAGCTGCCTGCTGGCCGACCAGAACGGAAACATTCCCAACGTCGCTGACGGCAACTGGCACCTGGCGATCTTCGGCTACAACCAGCAGAACCAGCAGCTCCTCGCCTCCATCGACGGCGGCAACGCCTACCTCGGCAACATCCCGAACGACGCTGCCCCGACCGGCATCGTCTTCGAGAGCGTCGGCGGATTCGCCAACTGGGTCATCGGCGGCCCCTTCCAGGGAAACTTCCAAGGTGACCTCGCCTTCATCGGTGAGTTCACGCAGTGGTTCGGCGCCGACGACTGCCTGAACTTCTACAACGCGTGGAAGAACGCCTTCGCGGGCGAATCCAGCGACGCCCGCTACCAGCGGATCCTTGACTACGCCGGGTACCAGGGTGCACGCAGCATCGACACGGGCCAGACCCGAAGCCTGTCCGGGGCCAAGTTCTCCGGCCAGGACGCCCTGGCTGCCCTCGAAGACGTGGTGGCGACCGAGAACGGGCAACACTACGTCAACCGGACAGGTGCCATCACCTTCAAGTCCCGCGCTGCCCGGTACAACGCCACGACCCCCGTGTACACGTTCGGGGAGAACCAGGCTGGCGGGGAATGGCCGTATGAGGAAGCCGGCCTCGAGCTGGATGCGACCCACATCAGCAACGAAGTCCGGGTCACCCAGCAGTCCAGCCAGCAGGTCTTCAGCGCCCAGGACACGGCGAGCGTCGCCGCGTACTTCCCCCGCACGATGACGCGCACCAGCTACGCCAGCAGCACCTTGGAAATCCAGGACAGCGCCAACTATCTGCTGTCGCGGTACAAGCAGCCAGCGCCTCGAGTCACGACACTGACCCTCCACCCCTCGGCGATGCCCGCGATGTGGCCGGTCTGCCTCTCTCTGGAGCTCGGTATGCGCGTACGCGTGATGCGCAGGCCGCAAGGCGCTCCGCCGATCCAGGCGGACTGCTACATCGAGAAGATCGACTGGTCGTTCAACGACCAGACCGACGCCACGGTGACGCTCCAGTGCAGCCCTGCCGACCTGACCCCGTACGCCGTCTTCGCGGCGTTCCACACCACGCTCGCGTCGCCCGTCACGGCCGGAGCGACCACGGTCACCATCAAGGCCGGTCAGGACAACGTGAACCCCGCCCGGGCGCAGCTGGCCGCCGGTCAGCAGCTGGTGCTCGGCCAAGGCACACCCATGGCGGAGACCGTCACCATCGCACCTGGCGGTGTTCCCGCCACCACCTCCGGTTGGACGACATGCGTCCTGACGCTCACCTCGGCAGTGACGAATGCCCACAGTACGGGCGACCCCGTGTGTGAACCCCTCCCCAGCGGAGTGTCCGACCCGACCACCTGGGACAAGGTCTCGCAGTTCGACTCGACCGCGTTCGCCTACTAGCCGCATGCGCGAAGCCGCGCCACCACCGCCCCGGCCGCCAGCCCGGCCGGGGCTTCTGCCTGAGGCCTTGCGTGTCGCATCGAGAGGAGGACCAGCGTGGCGCTTTCCCTTCCGGCCCTGGCATCGCAGGTCCCAGGGAACTTCATCACCAGCGCGACGTGGAACGCCAACGTCTACACCCCGTTGTCGTTCCTGCTCAACCGACCCGTGTTCCGCGGTGTCCAGGCAGCGGCCCAGTCCATTCCGAACACGACCGTGACACCGGTGGCGATCGATACGACCGTCATCGACACCTACGGGGGCCACTCCAACACCGTCAACAACAGTCGCTACACCGCGCAGATCGCCGGCTGGTATCTGCTCATCGGCTCGGTCGGGATGGGCACCAGCAGCAGCGGCGCCCGTCTGGCACGCCTCCACAAGAACGGCTCGCTCATCGCGGCAAGCCAGTTCGGCATCCCGAACCCCTCCTGGGACATCACCACCGCCATCCAGACCCTGGCCATCGTCCAGCTCGCAGTCGGCGACTACGTCGAAGTAGCGGCCTACCAGGCCAGCGGTGGGGCGCTGACCACCAACGGAGACTGCGCGCTCACTGTCCTCTGGATCCACGCCTAGGAGGCCCAGTTGCTCCTCCTCGACTCCACGAACATCAGCCGACCGCCGCAGAGCCACTGCTGGGTCCCCAATTGCACCGCGGCAACCGCCGTTCAGTGGCGCCGCCGCCACTCCGCCGGCGCCGACGACGTGCAGGCGGTGTTCGCCTGTACGGCCCACGCGATCAGCCTCGACGGAGCTACCCACATTCACCAGCCGCAGTGCGTCGCTGATCCGGCCCGCCTACCGGCCTGCGGCTGCATGCCGGAGCCGCTGCCCGCTGCGGCTCCGGTTGCTCCACGAGCTCGGCCAGCCGCCGACCTGCCGCCCGCCTGGGCCGCCCCCGCGCCGCGTACCTGACCGACCGCCACCCCCACAACCGGCCTGGCCAATTCAGAGAGGAGGAGCAACGTGGGCCTTGCCGTTCCAACTCTGGCATCAGAGATCCCCGGCAACTTCATCACCAGTGCATTGTGGAATGCCAGCGTCTACTCCCCGCTGACGTTCCTTCTGAACCCGCCGACCTTCGTCGGGTACCAATCCACCAGTCAGTCTCTGAGCAATCAGAACTGGACGCCGCTGAACATAGACACGGTCTCCAGCGATCCCTACGGCGGCCATTCCTCCACCAGCAACACCTCGCGCTACACCTGCCAAGCGGGTGCGGGCGGCTGGTACACGGCATGCGGAGTCTACGCGCCGATCGGCAACAGCAACGGCTTTCGCGCAGTCAAATTGCAGGTCAACGGAACAGCTGTTCTCGGAGCCGCTGCATACCTTCCCGCGATGGGACCGGAAATTGGTCTCGTGACACCGGTCAAGGATATTTTCCTGAAACCGGGAGACTACATTGAGGTGTGCGGCTGGCAGAGCTCCGGCGGAGCACTTGGAACCGTTCTCGATTCCGACCTGCGGACCGGATTGTGGGTGAGGTTCTCCCATGTCTGACCTGCTGAAGCTCGGAACGACTGCCTTGACCTGCAAGCTCTGTGGTGCTCCAGCGCTCGTGCAGTGGCGTCGCCGCCCTACGCCGACGGAACTGACCGCGATGGCGACCCGGATCCCGGCATCCACGGCGGCCGACACAACGGTCACCGTCTACGCCTGCGGCCCGCACGCCATCAGCATGACCGCCGCGGCGCAGATCCACCAGGCGACGTGCACGGCACCGGACCAAGCCCACCTGCCGAACTGCTCATGTACTCCAGAACCACTGCCTGCTGCAAGGCCCGCCTTCGCCGCCGGCAGAACCGTCACCTTGGCGACCGGCTGGACGGTTCCTGCCCCCGCGAGCAGCTGACCTCCTCGTCCCGACTCTCCCGGCCCGCCGCCAACGGGCGGCTGCTGCCGGCAGCATCCCTGGAGGGCCGTCATACCCAACCTTCCCCCCGCACCGACCTGGGCCACCCAAGCCCCCGGCGGGTTCGTCACGAGTGCCCTGTGGAATGCCAACGTTTACGGCAACGGCTCCTTCCTGACGAACCCGCCTCTCTTCACAGCTCGTCAGGTCACCGCTCAGTCCACAGCCAACACCACTAATGCGGCCATGATCTGGGACACCGTCGACACCGACACGTACGGCGGCTTCAATCCCTCGGTGGACGCCACCAAGTACCGCGCCCAGCAGCCCGGCACCCTCGACGTCGCCTACAACATCTGCTGGGCCAACAACAGCAACGGCTTCCGCGCGGTGTTCCTGCAGAAGAACGGCAGTGGCCTACCCGGTTCCTGGTGCTCCGCCCCGGCGTCGACCTACTACCCCACCTGCGGCGGCTTCTTCCGGGTCCCGGTCGCCGCCGGCGACACCCTCCAGGTCATCGTCCAGCAGGGCTCAGGAGGTGCCCTGTCCACCGCCGCTCCCGGTCAGGGCGCTCCCTGGTGGTCCATCCGCTGGTCGCACGGCTGAGAGGAACCCCACCACATGACCAACGTCCACCCTGCGGTGATCAGCGTCGGGGAGGCGACCTGCGGCATGTGCGGAGCCGGCGCTGTTGTGCAGTGGTGCCGCCGCCTCACCGCAGCGGAGTTCGCCGCTCACCTTGCCACCGTGAAGGAGGCTCGCAGCCGCGACCGTGCCGACCGAGCCACCAGTGTTGACCTGGAGCTCTGGCCAACGTCCGTCGACGTCACCATGGCGGTCCGTGCGTGCGCTGATCACGCGATCAGTCTGGAGGCCGCCGCGCAGATCCACAGCGCGGACTGCCCAGCTCCGCATCAGGACCACCTTCCTGCCTGTGGATGCCGGCCCGAACCGGTCCCCGTCCTGGAGACGCCGAGCGCAGCCGAGGCTGTCCTGCCGCCCAGCTGGAGCGCGAACAGCCTGCCAACCGCCTGACGACCACGCCGCACCCCCGACCCGTCGACCGGTCGGGGGCTTTTTCATCCCAGGAGGCAGCTTGACCACCCACCCGCACCGCGAGGTCGCCGCACACGACCAGCCGGCCACCCACCGGTACACCATGCACTTCCCGGCCCACGAACCCCGCGAAGACGACCCGCACTACGCGGCGTTCAACGCCTACCGCAAGCACCACCGCCAGGGCGCGGCCTGCTACGTCGGCGAGCGCGCCGGGCACGACCAGTGCGCCGGAAACCTCGAGCTACATCACGCGGTCCTCGAGTTCGCGGTCGCCAACGCCGCCGACGCCGAGGCCCTGCACAAGGACTTCCCCGAGATCAGCGAGCACGCCACTGCCGAGGAGATAACCGACTGGGCCGAGTCTTCGCCGGGCCAGTTCCGCTGGTTGTGCGCCTTCCACCACAGGGGTGCCGGCGGCGCGCACACCGCCAGCCACGCCGACTGGACCGCGCAGCTCTACGTCCCGGGGCTGATCAGCCGATGAGCAACCTGACCAGCTTCAATGAGCGCCTGGCCGTCCTCGTCACCCGCGGGTTCGGCACGATGTGGGCCTTCTACGCCTTCACCATGTACGGCCTGCTGCCACTGCTGCTCCCCGCCGCGCAGGACCGCCTCCTGTACTGGTCCAACGTCATCCAGCTGGTGGCCCTGCCGCTGCTGATGGTCGGCCAGACCGTGCTCGGCCGCGCCGCAGAGCGCCAGGCCGGAGAGACCCACGACGCGGTCATGGAGGAGCTGTCTCTTCTGCGGCAGGCCCACGACGAGCTCAAGCAGATCGTCACCGCCGCGCCCAAGGATCCGGCACCGGCAGGGGAGGCACTCTGATGCCCAACGCTCGAGGCTACGACGTCTCTGACTACCAGGATTCGATCCCCGCCGACGCCGAGTTCGCCATCATCAAGGCAACCGAAGGCGCGCACACCGACCAGCAGGGCTACCGGGCCAAGCTCGCCGACGCGCGCGGCCGCAGCCTCGTCATCGGCCACTACCACTTCTTCCACGCCGAAAACGACGTCCAGGGCGAGGTCGACCACTTCTGCGCGGTCGTCGGGGACATCCCGTCCGGTGAGTTCCTGGCTCTCGACTTCGAACCGTACGGCCAGGATGTCGACGACACCACGGCCACCGACCGTAAGAACCAGTGGCTCGCACAGGTGAAGGCCCGTTACCCAGGGCACCAGGTCGGCCTGTACGCCAACCTCGACTGGTGGCACCGCACCGACGACGAGTGCGGCGACTTCCTGTGGATCGCCGACTACGACTCCCCGCCCGGCGCCCCAGCCGTCCAACATCCGTGGGCGTTCCACCAGACCACTGACGCCCCGATCGACACGAACCTCTACAACGGCACGGTCGACCAACTGCATGCCTGGGCCGGCGTGCCCACGCCGACACCGCCAGCCCCCGCCCCGGACCCCGCGTCCCAGCCGGACACGACCCCCACTGAGGCCCCGCCCTCGAGCCCCACTCCGCAGTGGAAGCAGCTCCTGGACCACGTCGCATCCATCCCCGAGCAGATCTACGAGGGCTGGAACCCCAACGGAGGCTACGACAACCACACGCCGTTCGGGACGGAGTACGGGGAGGACGGCGTCTCGTGGTGCGTCGAGTACTGCTGGGACATGTACCACGACACCGGCCTCGACTCGGCCGTGCCGAAGACCGACAACGTCACCGCCTTCTCCGACTGGGCCAAGCAGCACGGCCAGTGGTCGCTCTACCCGTCCATCGGAGCATGGGTCAACCTCGGCGACGGCCAGCACTGCGAGATCGTCACCGGTTGGGACGGCGACACCGTCTACACCAAGGGCGGCAACAGCATCGAGGCTGGCTCCCAGGACAGCGGGCAGGGCAACGGGGTGTGGTCGCACGCAACGCCACGCCGAGCGGCCCGCGTCACCGGGTACTTCGCCCCAACGTTCCCGGACCACATTGCCCCGCCCACCGCAGACCCGCAGGACTACCGCGGCGGACCCGCCGTCGACTCCTTCAACGTCCCCAGCGCACAGCTCACACCTGCTCCCGCCCCGACGCCGACCCCCGCCCGCTACCAGGTCACCATCGCTGGCCTCCGGTACGGCTACGGCGCCGTCGGTGATCAGGTCACTGTTGTCGGACGAGCCCTGGTCGCTGCCGGGCACGGCACCCACTACCAGGTTGGTCCCGGCCCGGCGTGGGGCGACGCGGACACCCTGAACTACCAGGATTACCAGCTCAGCATCGGACTGCAGGGGACCGCCCCGCACCAGGACGCCGACGGCGTCCCGGGCCCGGAATCGCTGCGCCGACTTCTCGGCTACCTCCCCGGAGAGGTGCCGCCGTTCCCTGGCCGGCAGGCCTTCGCGGACGGCCAGTCCAACCAGTACGTGCTGATGCTCGGTGAGCAGCTGGTCCGCAAGGGCTACGGCAGCCACTACCGCATCGGCCCGTCCCCGGCCTGGAGCGAGGCCGACCGGCTCAACGTCGCCGACTTCCAGCACGCCCAGGGCTGGAACGGCTCGAGCGCCGACGGCTACCCCGGCCCCGAGACCTGGCGCCTCTTGTTCACCTGACCCACCCTCACCCCGTTCAGCCCCCGTGGCCGCTGGCCCGGGGGCTCACTCATGCCCTCCAAGGAGGCACCCATGGGCGCACCCCGCCCCACCGACCCCAACCCGAGCCAGGCGCAGCAGGCCGTACTGCTCACCGAGAGCGGCAACGGCCCCACCACTCCCGACGAGGCCGCGCTTCTGGCTGCGAAGTTCGGCCAGCCCAACAGCGCCGGCGTCTACGGCGCTCCCACCACCGGAGGGAACCCCGCATGAGCGTGGAAACCATGATCTCCCAGGCCGAGAAGAGCCTGGGGCTGAGTGGCCGACCCAACTACATCACTGAGGACTACGCCTCCAGGGACGGCCAGGAGTTCGCCGATGCGCCGTGGTGCGACGAAGGGATCACCTACTGGGCCCGGCAGAGCGGCGAGTTCTCCGCGGTGTGCTTCGACACCGACTACGCGTACACCGTCGCCCACGCTGTCCGTTTCCAGGAGGCCGACCAGTGGCACGACGGCACCGACGGCATACAGCGCGGTGACGTCGTCTTCTTCGACTGGGACGGCGACCTGAGCGTCGGCGCAATCGACCACGTTGGTCTGGTCACCGACACCGACGGCAGCGGCAACGTCTACACCATCGAGGCCAACACCGGGAACGCCGTCGCCCGCCGAGTGCGGACCGCTGCCGTGATCGTCGGCTACGGCCGCCCCCAGTACAGCGACCAGGCCTCTCCGGCCCCCGCCCCGGTCCCGGCGCCCGCCGGACCGGCGTGGCCGGGCGAGTACCTGCGCCAGCAGAGCCCCATGCTCCACGACGAGATCGTTCGAACCTGGCAGCAGCAGATGGCCAACCGCGGTTGGCGCATCACCGTCGACGGCTGGTACGGCCCCGCCAGCGCGAGCATCTGCCGGCAGTTCCAGCAGGACTCCACGAACCACGGCTGGCCGCTGACCGTCGACGGCATCGTGGGGCCCGCGACCTGGACCGCGTCCTGGAACCGACCTGTCAGCTGACCCACCCAGGAGGTAGCAAGTGGACCTTGCGACGGCTGCCGGCCAGGCCGATGCCCTCGCGGTCTGGTGCGGCGCGGTCGCTGCGGTGTGTGCCGTCGCAGGCATCCTGTGGCGGGCGACGCGTGCCCTGCATCACGCCGCGCGCAATGTCGAGGACTTCGTGCGGGACTGGGCTGGTAACGACGAACACCCGGGCGTCATCCACCGGCTCGACACCATCGAGGACACGATCAACCGCATCGATCACGAGCTTCACCCCAACTCCGGCGGCAGCCTTCGAGATGCCGTCGACCGGGTCGACAAGCGCACTCAGCACCTTGACGGCACGTAGGCGGCCTGGTGCGGCACCCACCGATCAGTGGGTGCCGCACCAGCCGGTGTGTCCGATACGGTCTTGCACTAATAGGAGCGCCCAGGCTCCCTGAAAGCTTCTGAGAACTGGGCTCTGCTACTGGGGGAGGGGGCCGTCCCAGTAGCAGAGCCGGATGTCAGTGGTCCGGGATGAGGGTGGGATCGGGGGCGATTGTGGTAGCGCGGGCAAGCGGGTCGGCGATCACCTGGCGCAGGGCCTGGTCGTCCCAGCCGCGCATCATCGCCACCACGTCGAGGGCCATGCACGCCGTCTGCCAGTCCTCGGGCAGGTCCGGCCACATCCGCAGCAGGAAGGCCTTCGCCGCGCGGTAGGCGTCTGTGCGCACGCGCTCGTCCTCGTCGGCGCACCAAACCCTGCGAGCCCGCACGGCGACCATGGCCTCGACCGGGTACCAACCGGGCGGTGCCTCGTCCGGGCGGGCCGGGCGGCGCGGACGAAGTACGACGACGTCCGCCCACGCGGGGTAGGTCTCGTTGGTCTCCTGCCGGGTGAGGGCCTGGGCGGAGTTGGCGACCAGGGCGGCGAGGACTTCCTCGGCGGGGGCGGTGAAGTCGGGCCGGGGTCCGACCGGAAGGCTGGTGGACAGGAGGTAGCCGATGGTGGAGACCTTCAGGTCGCGGCCCTCGGCGAGGCGGCGGCGGGCTTGCATGAAGGTCTCGCCGGTGAGGCGCTGGCGGGCGCGGATTTCCTGCTTGCCGGGGTAGTTGTGCTCGGTCATCGTCGCGTCGTCTCTGGCCGCGCGTCCCACGCCCGCGCCGGCCGGGTCAACGGGACGGCGAAGAGCAACCGCGGTTGGAGAGCCTTGATCGCTGGCCGGAGGCGTGGGCACGGGTACCGGCGTGGATGACGGGACGCCGCGGAGCGCCCCCGCTGGAGACGTTACCCCGTCGGGGGGAACCGGCGCGGGTGAACGCGCCGATTCCCCTGGTGTTGATGCCCGGTGCCGCCCGGCGCGGGCCTTCAGCGACCGCGTCGGCCGGAACGCTTCTTGCCAGCGCGGGCGCGACTGCTGGCGCCCGACGAGCGGGGTGCTGACTCCAGCGCGGGCGGTGGGCAGGTGGGACACCAGACTGCGGTGACGGACATCGGCCCGGCCGGCGCCGCGTACTCGACTCCGCCTTCCAGCGTGCCCCGGGCCCCGCACCCCTGGCAGGTGCGGGCCTCCTTCAGCCTGCGCGCCAGATCGCACGGCGGGCAGCACACCGTCTCCGGCGCCTCGATCCACAGCACCGTAGGCGTTGAGACGAGCCGGTCTTCCCGGATATGCGCGCATCGTCGTGCCGTTCCGGCCCAGACTGCGGCCACGAGGGCTTCCATGGCCGGGCGTTGCCAGGTCGGTGAGCCCACGGAAACTGGAGCGGAGGCCCCTCGGGCGGTCAGGAAGGCATCACTCTCGGCGGCCGCGGCGTCGATTTGGTCGCGCAACGCGGAATCGGCGGGGTTGTTCTTCGTCATGGCGAAGACAGTAAACCCACAACTACCCATCGTAGAGCCAGAATTGGGCCCGTGCAATTTCGTATCTCGGGAGCGGGCGATTGTGTCCGGAACCGCTTTCCCCGCTGGCTGGAACCCGACCCGACGGCCACCCGCGATGGCCCCAGACACCGATCCGCGTCGCGTCGTCCGCATCCGCTCAGGACTGCCATGGGCCGGTACAGTAGGCCGTGGCTGGACACGCACGCCGATCGTCGCTGCCGCCCCGTCCCACGCCGGGAGAGCACCGTTCGACCAAGGGGTCCCACCCGACGCCCGTGGTGAATTCACCGTGCCCTTCTCCGGGCGGGGTGCGTGGGCGACCCGCCGGATGTGAGAGCACCGTTGTGACCAAGCAGAACCAGTCCCGTGCCGGCCGCCGTGCCCGTAAGGCGCAGCAAGACGGCTCCACTGCCCAGTACACCGAACTGCTGCGTGCTGGAGGCAAGGAGCCGGACGCTCGGCCAGCCGTCCCGATCGCGTCAGCTACGCCGGGCGGTGAAGGCAAGACGACCCACGCCGTTGACCTTCGAGCGGGCCTGGCTGAGTACGGCCAGCGTGTAGTCCTGGTCGACCTCGACTCGCAGAACGACGCCCGGCTCAGCGCGGCCTCTCAGGAGGAGCCAGCTGGCGGCTGGCCCTACCGGCTGGTCGATGCCCAGTGGCAGGGCTGGCTCACTGCGGGGAACGGACTGTACCGGGCGTCCTCCAGCCTGAACAGGCCGGGCTTGGAGGAGCCGTGGCCCTACGCCCGGATCGTCGCCGAGCGCGGCCCCGTGCGCCCCGTCAACCACCCGGTCGAGGGCGACGACTCCACGGAGAGGCTGGCCGCGCTGTGGGACAAGGCGGGTCGGAAGGCGGTCGCGTCCACCCTGGTGGCGCTGTACCGGGCGGTGCTGCGCTTTCCGGCGTCCCTCTACGGCCCGCATCCGCTGACCTCCGGGCGGGAGGGCAGCTGGGAGTCCGCCCGGCTCTTGAACCTGGCCTACACCGTCGGCGGCGACCTGGATGATCGGCCGAAGCGGTTCGACCCGGAGGTCGCCGATGGCGTCGCGGACGTTCTGGAAGGCTGGGTGCGGCGTCCCGAGACGTACACCGAGGTCGCGGAGAACCTTGCTGGCATCTTCGGCCGATACGCCGACCGTGCCGGCGGCTGGACGAAGGTTGCCGATCAGTGGCTGCAGCCCGGCGCCCGCGCCGGCCACGATCCTGACACCGTCTTCGCGGTCGGCTCCTGGCTGCTCTTGGGCTCCTCCGAGCATCTGCAGGCGTTCCTGGACTCCGCGCACCGGTAGTCGGTAGCGCGGCGGGCAGCGGTGCCAGACCACCGCTGCCGGCCGCGGCCGCCGGGCTGTCGGCGGCTCCGGCTAACCTGTCCGAGACCCTGCAACACCCGCACCTGCGCGAGGATCTTCGATGGCTCTGGAAATCAAGTCGACCGACGACCCTCGCAGCATGGAGCTCCACGACGAGACGGGCCGGGTCGGATTGCTCTTCTATGTCGGCCCTGATGAGGGGGATCCGGACGACAGCGCCGTGGGGTGGGTGGCTCGGGTGCACGGCTTCGCCTACAGCGGCAGCCAGGAGACCAAGTTCTGCAACTCTGCACCTGAGGCGTTCGCCGAGGCGCTTCCGCTGTACGACCAGGTTTTGGAGCAGCGCCGGACGGCCGAGCGCTTCCACAAGAACCAGCCGGTCCACATGATCAGTACCCCGATGGGCGGCCAGCCCCGCTGAGGGCCGTGCCGCGCTACCGCTGGTCAGCTGTTCCCACTGAGCAGGCCCGGGCCGACGCCGAGCCAGCGGCCGACGTCGATCGTCGGCTCGGAGCGGGGCCGGCCGCTCATGGCGAAGGCGGTGTCGATGAGGCGGCGCAGTGCGTCCCGCTCGGTCTCGGGGGCGCGTACGCCGCCTCGGACGTCGGCCTGGATGGGCCGTAGCGGGTAGGCGTCGATGGTGATCCGGCCCCGGGTGTGCTTGGTCAGGTGGCGGTTGCCGATCCAGAACCAGTCTGAGCAGTCGAGCCGTGCGGTGAGAGCGGCCTGGTCGATGCGGTCGCCGAGCGGGGCGCCGCCAGTGGTCCAGGAGTACCAGATCCTGGCGCCGCCGTCGGGACGGCGGAAGGCGATCCACAGGAACGTCTCGGGTTCGAAGTCGGCGGCGATGCCCTCGGTGACGGCCTTCTCCACGGGGGTTGGGTCATTGCTGGCGCTCAGAGCGACCGGGAGGCGGGTCAGGGTGTCGGTGGTCATGGCGGTCTCCGGGGTCTACAGCTCGACCAGGACGATGCCGGCGGCGTTTTGGGTGATGTCCGTGGGCGGGTCGCCGTCCAGGCAGGCCTGGACGTATTCGGGCAGTTGCGGGCGCAAGCCGCGCTGTATGTGCCGTACGAATTCGCTGCTGAAGTAGTTCCGGATCCGAGGCCCCAGGGTTTGCATTCGGTGTGGGCCGTCATAAATGAAGTCGGGCTCATGGCCGCGATAACTGCCGAGCATGTTGAACATCGTCCTGGCGATGCGCGGGGCGCCGATTTGGTCGACTTCCAGGAATGGCCGAAGTTCCTTACGAATTCCGGACAGTGCCAGTTCGGTGAAGGGGGTTTCCGGCGCGTTTGGGTTGGAGAGGTCGACGATCGGGGTGGCCTGGTGGAAGACGCTCACCGCGTCGGGGCCGCCCGGCAGGTGCCGAAGCCGGGTGGCGGCGATCGCTTCGTCCTTGGTCTCGTCGCGGACGGGCAGCGCGGGCAGGAGGGTCACGCCTGCGCCTTCCCGCAGGTGACAGGCGGTGTCACGGTGCCTGCTCGGGCAATTCATGGCCGACCGGTAGTCCACATCCCCGGCGTACAGCATGAGGCCGGCGGGCAAGCCCAGACGGTCGGCACTGCGTAGCAGGAGGGTCAGCTGCTGCTCCAGCTTCAGAGGGGCGTCAGAGCCGACTTTCCATTTCCGCCCGATCCGCTTGAGGCTTTTCGCCTGAATCAGGCAGCCGAAGGACTGGCCGGAACGGTCAACCCACCACCACATGTAGTCGGCTCCGGTGCGCTTTTCCTGCGGACGGTTGAATTTTGCATAGCGGACCTCTGGAAACATTTTCTCGCACAGCTCGTGCGTGATATGCTCCTCTTCCCAAATGGCATATCCATGGTTGATCTGAGTGGCCATTTTCTGCTCTGCATGCCGAGTCCCGCGCGTGAATGCGACGTGGGCGGGCGGGATGTAGTCGGCACGCTCGGCAAGGCTCATGGGCGCATCTCCCGGGAGGCGAGGGGCATCGTGCAGTCCATCATCTCGCACGGCACTGACGCCGCGTCAGCGCCAGTCGGCCGCCGCTCGCTGGTGGACGCGCCGCCGACAGACGATCAGTGGCCGCTGGTCCTGCGGGTCGCCTGGGGCCGCCTGGACCACCGGGGCCGGACGAAGGAGCGGGGCGTCGGCGTCATCTTGGCCTGTGGCTCCTCGGCACTGTGGGGCGATCTCGACAACTCGCTGTCGGGAAAGCCGTGTTCGCGCTGCGCCCAGCGAATCGAGCGGGACAACAGCGCTGCGATCACTGCGCCCGCCGCGCTGCTCGCCGCACTTGATCGGAAGGCGCCGGCCGGTCAACTGTCACTCCTGCCCGCGGCCGCGCTGCTTGATCTTGTGCGCGCCAGTCGGATAGCGCCTCGGCGGCCGACCGCGCTCGCGCGCCGGTCGGCTGTCCGCTGACGCCCGCTCAACCGCCCTTCGAGGCCCCGCACAGCGCGTTAACGATGGTTAGCCTCGTATATCTGGCAATATACGAGGCAACCGCTGTGAGAGGGCTTCCCTCGCAAGCACCGTTTTCCGGCAGGAGGCCATCGTGGCGACGTCGACCGAACCCGGGACGCCGCTCGGGCGCCTGCTGGACGAGCTGGCCGGCTTCGTCCGGGCCCGGGTCGCCGAGCGTACCGCGGACCCCGAGCGGCCGGCCCCCGAACGCGAGCACTTCACCCACCTGCTCCCGCGGCTCGACCAGGTCCTCGCCCACGCCCACGACAGGGGCGCGCTCCAGCAGCTCCACGCCCTGCGCCTGTTCCGGGAGATGTCGCTGCTCTGGTACGGCCACGACGAGCACCCCGACAACCCGTGGCTCGAACAGCTCGCCACCACCGACCCCGAGGCCGCGCTGCGCCAGCTGCGGGACGTCCAGGACCGGGTCGACCGCATGACAGACTGATCACCAACATCGCTCTCGCGCACCGCAGTTGAGCCGACCGAACAGGAATCCAGCCCGTGCCGTCCGAACCGTCCGGCCGCCCCGCCGCCGCCGCCGCCGACCAGCTTCACGCCTTCGTCGGCTTCGTGCGCTCCCGGCTGCACGAGGAGCTGGCCGCCCCCGGTCTGCACCACTCCACCCGGCGCGCCCTGCAGCGCCGGCTGGCCCTGGTTGGCGAGATCGCGGACCAGGCCGACGGCACGGCCCCGGCCTCCCTGATGGGCCGGGCGGCGAACGGCGTCGAACTGGTCGACCTCGCCCAGCGCTGGCGCGACCACCCCGACTACCCCGGCACCCGCACCACCCCGGAGGCGGCCGCGCCCGGCCGGGAGCTGCCCGCCGCGGTGACCCACATCTACGAACGCGGCATCACCGCGGATCTGCTGTCCGAGGTCGGCGGCTACCCGGGCCTGCACGAGGAGGCCCGGACCGAGCTCGCCGACAACCACCCCTGCCGCCGTGCCGAACCCACCGCGCCCGTGCCGGTCACCGTCACCTCCGACGGCACCGGTTTCCTCACCGTCCGCGCCGAGATCCGCTGCACCGACCGGGCCTGCCGGATCGAGGCCGCCGCCGTCGCCCGCTACGAACCGCTGCTGGCCGCCTACGAGGTGGCGCGGGAGTCGCTGCGCGGCGCCGACCTGCTGCTGCAGCAGCCCAACCTGGTCACCACCCCGGACCCGGAGCAGCTCCGGCGGCAGTGGGCCCGGCGGGAGAAGGCCATCCGCGAGACGCTGCGCACCGTGATCGACACGCTCGCCCCGCACGCCGCCCCCGCCGCCGAGTGAACCCGACCCCGGCCAACGGGCCCGCCGGACGCACCCCGCCAGCCGCCTTCGTGCTGTTCCCGTTCCGCTCACACCCCGTCAAGGAGACCCGGATGACGTACGACGACCCCGAGGACCGCGCCGAAGCCGAGGCCCAGACCAGGCAGCGGCAGGCCGCCGACCTGGAGCACATCGCGGCCTACTACAGGCTGGAGCGCCGCCTGGGCATCACGGTCGCGCTCGGCGGCCGGGTCCGCCACGACGGCCGCGAAGGCGTCATCGTGGACACCGCCGGCCAGCGGCTCAAGGTCATGTTCTACGGCGACCAGCAGGCCAGCATCTGCCACGCCACCTCGCAGATGGAGTACGAGACGGCTACCGGCTGGATCACCGCCACCCCCGTCCCGGACCCGTGGGCCGCCGGCCCGGCCGCCGCATGAGCGTGACGGACAACGAGTCCGCCGCCGCCCGCGCGTTCTGGGCCGAGGGCGAGCAGGTGGTCCCGGCACTGAGAATCCGTCCACCCGAGAACGCCACCGAGCAGGCCCTGCTCGGCTGGATGAACATGCACATCACCATGGAACGCGAGGCGAACCGGCCAATCAGCGGCTGGGCGTACCGGTCCGTGTTCGAGCTCGTCCTCGAACACGGACGCTGGTTCAACCCGGTCAGCCTCCCTGCAGCCATCCCGCGTGGCCCGGAGAGGGAGTGTTTTCACAACGCGGCCGCCATCGAGCGGGCGCACCCGCACCTGCGCTACGTCGAGGGCTTCGCGATCGTTACCGGCAGCCCGGTGGCTACCGCCCACGCCTGGTGCACCGACGGCGACGGCAACGCGATCGATCCCACGTGGACTGAACTCGGCGAGGACACAGCGTACTTCGGCATCCCGTTGGCCCCGACGCTGCGCCCGAACCCCCGGTTCAGCAGCGGCGTCCTCGAACGCCCCGAGACCCTGTACCCGCTGCTGCAAGACGGGCTGACGGCCAGCACCTGAACAGCACCGACCAGAGAGGCACTTCCATGGAGCAGTACCCGCACGATCACGCCGAAGAACTGGAGCGCGCCGGGTACCGTGACCGGATCCACCGGCTTCACCAGGTCATCGCCGCGCGCGTGAGCGACCACCGCGTGGCCGGCGAGGCCGTCGACGCGGTGGTCGCCCGCCTGGCGGCCCGTTCCGTGGAGAACCTGCTGAGCGAGGCCACGCTTCTCGGCGAGGGCGCTGCGGCGGACGGCTTCACCGAGACGGTGGCGCTCCACCAGCTGGAGACTCTCCTCGACCGGGCTGCCCGGCGCGCGTGGCCCACCGAGGCAGCGCCGTTGGACGACATCGCCCGCCTGCGCAAGGACACCAACGTGCAGGTGGCCGCGCTGCTCGCCGGTCGGCAGCCCGGGCCGTCGGCCGTGCGAGTCCGCGACCAGGTCAACGAGCTGGCCGGCTTCATCAACCGCCGCGCCCAGGAACCGGTCCACAACACCGCCGAAGGCCTGCACTCGGGCCTCGGCCAGATCCTGCGCACCACCTCCTACGCCCACGGAGCCGTGGACACGGCACTTGCCGCTGGCCGCCTGGACTTGGCCGCCAAGCAGTTGCGCCACCTGGTCCAGCAAGCACAGAAGTGGGCCGATCAGGCGGAGTACCCGTCCGCTCTGGTGGCTGACCTTCTGCGGACCGCGGAAGCGGCCGATCCACACAACGAACCCGCGCCCGGCCCGGTCGTTCCGGAAGCAAGGACCGCCCAGCGGGCCGTAGCGGGCAGTCCCGCGAAGAAGATCACGCTCGCTCAGGCTGAGCGCCTCTTCCGCGCGATGGGTCTGGCCATCGGCAGCGACGGCCAGGAGGGCTTCACCTTCCGGGCCCGCGGCGGCCGCGACGGCTCGCGGGCAGTCAAGTCCTCCCACCAGATCGAGGTGCGGTACCGCCTCGCCGGGGGCTACACCCTCATGGGCAACGACCTCGACGGCCTCCCCGAGGTGATCGAGCACTACCGGTGGGCCGTCGAGAAGGCCCCTCAGCACGGCTACACCGTGACCTGGAGGCCAGCCAACGTCTGGATGGAAGTCACCCGCACTCCGGTTGCCCCCGAGACGCCCGCCGACCGACCGCAGGAGGCCGCATCGTGACCGGCGCCGCCGACGAAGCCGAGCAGAAGCTGCGGCACTGGGTGGACACGTACGCCCAACTCCACTCCGGTGACGAGAGCTGGCGCTTCCGTAGTTTTGCCGCGCTCGTTGCCGCCTTCGGAGTCCTCTACCACCCTGCCCCCTGGCCGGCGGATCAGCCCCGGGGGCGGCTGGGCCGCTGCTTCGAGGAGGCCAGCAAGTACGCCGACGCCACCGGCGCCACGTACGTCGAGGGGTTCGTCCTGGTCCCGGACGCCCCGCTGATGTTCCCGGTCTTCGAACACGCCTGGTGTCTGACACCTCAGGGCACCGTGGCCGACACGACCATCCCCGATGGCGGCGCCGTCCTCTACCTCGGCCTGCCGCTGCACGCCGCGTTCCGCCGCACCGCCCAGGCCCGGCGACGGACCTGGGCGGTGCTCACCTACGACACGGACAATCTCCTAGCCGGCGTCAACGACGTAGTCCTGAAAGCTGGCCTGCCACCGGGCGCACTGGCCCTTCCGAACACACCTTCACCGCCCCCTGGTGGGCCTGGCCCCGTCGTACAGGAGGTTCCGTGACCACCCTCGATCAGTCAACTCCCGCCGAGGTCGTCGACGCCGAACTGCTGGACGACGACGAGCAAGCCCTTCCCGCAGTACGCGAGCCCCTGGGCTTGGACCTCAGCGACTTCACCCGGGACACCGTGCTGGTCGCCGGGCGGCCGATCCCGGCCGCCTTCGTCGCGCCGCAGTACTCCGCCGCGGACTACGTCATCTCCGAGGACGTCGCCGAGCTGATCGAGGCGGCCCGGCCGGAGAACACCGAACGCAACCGGCGCAGCCAGATCGGCCTGTTCCAGCGCTGGTGCGACGACCGCGGCCGGGTCGCCCTGCCGTGCACCACCGCGACGCTGATCGAGTACATCGGCGGTCTCATCCAGCGCGGCCTCGACCCGGACACCATCGCGGCCCACAAGAGCACGGTCGTCACCTGGCAGGAGGAGGAGACCCCGGGCAACACCCGGCCCGGAACCCGGCAGGTCTCTGCGATGATCGCGGCGTACCGGGCCAGGTGGAGCCGCACCAAGACCGACAAGCAGTCACCGGCGATCCGCGAGGTCGACCTGGAGCTGATGGTCGCGGTCTGCGACGAATCCGGTCGGCCTGCCGACCTGCGCGACGCGGCCATCGCCTGCCTGGGCTTCCACCTGCTCACCCGTCGGATCGAGTTGGCCAGCCTGCTCGTCACCCACGTCACGCTGGAGCGCGATGGCATGCACGTGCGGCTGGTGGACCGCAAGACCCACAAGGACGGCACGGTCTTCGAGGCTTGGATCCCGGCCCGGGACGACGCCCCCCATATCTGCCCCGTCCGCCGGGTGCGGGCCTGGCTGGAGTACGGCCGCCTGATCCACCAGCCGCAGGACCAGGCGCTCTTCCGGGCGTTGGACAAGGCCGGCCGCCTGGCCGTGCGCCTCACCCCGCAGACCCGACCCAAGCACCCCGACGGCACCGACAAGCAGGACCGCGAGCTCACCGCAGAGGACTGGACGCGGCTGTCGATGCTCTCCGGCGAGGCCATCAACAAGTTCGTCAAGGCCCTCGCCAGGAAGGCGTACGCCAAGATCGCACACCTCACCGAGGAGCAGCGCGTCGGGCTCGGCCACAACGCGCTGCTCAACGAACAGACCGCCTCCTCCGTCACCTCGCACGGCCTGCGGGCCGGCGGGGCAACCGAGCTGTACGAGTCGGACGTGCCGGAGGACGTTATCGCGATGCTCGGTGACTGGGCCAAGGGGTCCGCGGCGATGAAGCGCTACTTCCGGAAGATCCGGACCAGCGGTGAGAACGCCTGGGCGGTCGCCCGGCAGGCCCGGGAGAGGATGCGGCTCGCGGCGAGCCAGACGGTCGTCGCGTAGGCGGTTACCGCTCGGGCAGATCAGCCCATGGCACCCGCCGGGCCGCCCGGGGCCACGCGGTTGCCGCTCCCGGCCCGCCCGAAAAATGGCCAGCGGATGCGGATGGTCGTGGGAGAAGATGCTCGACATGTCGAACGCGTGGACCGCCCCCGACACCGGCTGGTACCGACTCGCCCCTGGAAAGGTGCCGGAGTATCTGGGCAAGCAGCTTCCTGATCCCGCAGCACAAGGCCAGTGGACGGTCGTTCCGCTGAACGCCTCGCCTCTGGCCGGGCCCCGCCCGGTCACCATGATCGGCGAAACGACGGCGAGCGTCATGCACTTCCAGCGCGGCGATATGACCATGAACAGCGGCGGAACGCTGCGGGGGACGCCAGCGCCCGCGCTCACGGTCCCATGGCGGCCATGATGCGACCCCAGAGCTGACCGCCGCGAGACCTCACCCGTCTCCGACGCACGATCCGGCGGAGTTCTGCCCGGGCGCTCACAGCGAACGCTCCGCTGCCCGTACGCTCTTCCCATGAGCGGCGGTGAGGCCTTCGACCACTTGAACGACGTCCTGCGGGTCGCTCTCGCGGACCGTGACATCCACACCAGCGAGAAGCGAGGCGAGCGCCTCAGGGTGACCGTGGCCACCGTCGAGCGTGGCCTGACGTTCCTGGCCCGTCCCCTGCTACGGGTTCCCGGTGCCCTGCTGGACGAGCAGGTCGTCGGGTACCACGAGTGGCCGCTGACCCTGCTCGGGCACATCGCCGCCGGGCAGTGCCGGGCGAAACCGCCCTACAACCGCCTGAAGCCCTCCAGCGTCCGGTACATCATGGACGGCCTGGCGGACCTGAACAGGGCAGCCGGGAACCGCCCGTACTGGTGGGAGGCCAAGGGCATGCGGCCGTGGGCCGGCCACACCAAGAACCCGGTCGCTCCGCTGGAGCACGTCGTCCTGCGCCGCGAGTTGAGCGAGCCCGGCCCCCAGCGCTGGGAGCCGTACCGGCTGCGCCTGCTCGCCGCCGTCGAGTTGCTGTGGGACACCGGGACGACGCCCAGCGGCCTGGTCGCCGCCAACGTGGACGACTTGTCCGCTGACTTCTCGCGCATTCGACTCGCGTGGACCGCGCCAGGGCGGCACACCGAGCGGGTGGAGCAGGAGTGCCTGCTGCACCCGAACACGACGGCCGCGTTGAAGATGTGGCTTCCGGTGCGAGACCAGGTCGTACAGGACACGCTTCGCCAGGGCCTGGAGGGCTCCCGGGCGCTGTTCATCACCCTGCGGCACACTACGGGCGCGCAGAAGGACGGATCGCCTCGGCAGGTCCCGCCCGGCGTCAGGATCCTGCGCACCGGCCTGGACACCGCTTGGCTGTCGTGGATCCGGAGAGCGAACAGCCACCACGCCGGGGAAGCCGGATGGCCGATCGCCACCGACTTCTACCGGGTCGCCCGGGGAGACGGCCCTACATAGCAAAATCTTTGACAAAGGCGGCGCGAGGCACTAAAAATGGGTGCCGGCCACCCGTCACTCCACGAGGACTCGACATGACGCTGCCTCTGCTCGAAACGCTGCCGACCCGAGACCCTCGCATGGTGCGCGACAACAGCCCCTACCGCCGGCTGGCCCAGGAAGTCCTCAAGGCCCACGCCGAGAAGAACACCGACCAGCTCGAAGCCCTTCTCAAGGCCTACACCCTGATGGTGCATCCCCTGCCGAGCAGCCGCACCAAGGCCGTGACCATCGTCCGCCAGGAACTCGCCGACAGTGACACGTTCTGGAACACCCCGCCCCTGGAGCGCTACGACCTCATCCCCGCCGACGCCCGCGGAGACGGAGGCCGGTACATGACCCTGCGAGGAGTCTGCCTCCTCGACGCGCAGCGCTCCGAGTACGGACCGGACGGCAAGCGCTGGAACAACCGGACCTTCAGTGAGCGGTTCGGTGTATCGCGCGGCCGCATCGACCAGCTGCTCCAGGCCGCCAAGAAGGCCGCCGACTACGATCTGACCCTGGTCGAAAACTGCTGCTCCCCGGCGCCGGGGGACCCGATCGTCGGCTTCACCACCCGCGGCAACGACGTCTCGGTGCACCGCGCCGACTGCGTCAACGTCGAGGCACTGAGCCAGCAGCCCGAGCGGCGGATGATCGACGTCGAGTGGGCGGCCACCGAGCCCTCGGTAGTCGTGGTGGACGCCAAGAGCTGACACCAGCCCCCGACTAACCTCTACCGCTTCCCAGTAGCTGATCCGGCTTGGGAAGGCGACAGGCAGCCTCGGCGCTCCTATTAGTGCAACACGGCATCGGACAATGCGTTGCACTAGGGGTGGCGAGTGCTTCAGGCGCCGGCCAGGTGAACAGCCCAGGCTGCGGCGGCTTCACCCGACCAGGCGGCCGCGCTGGTGCTGTGCCCGCAGGAGCAGGTGATGGTGTGGTTCCCGCGGCCGCCGCGCTGGGTGGGGTAGTGGTCGCTCAGGTGGCGGCCGTAGGGCTGGTGGTTGTCGCAGACACGGCCGACGTTGGCGTACGACATCCAGTAGCCCGTGATGGTCCCGGAGGGGTCGTAGTCACGGCTGCAGTCCGGGTGGAGGCACGTCTCGCGGGACAGGTACTTGGTCGGCAGGCGGCGGGAGATGTGCTCGTGGGCGAGCTTGGCCCATTGGGCGTCCGCCACCGGGTGGTGATGGTCTGCTGGCCGCGGCGGCATGTCGGGCATCCCCGCGAGCGTCCGCAGGGTGCGCAGGTCGTTGACGTGCATCGGGATCTGACGGTGGTTGTTGTTCCAGTCACTGTCGAAGAGCATCTGCAGGTTCACTTCGTCGCGGGCGCCGTAGTAGGCGTACAGCTCGGCGGGCTCGTCGCCGGGGGTCGCGGTGAACCAGGCGGTCAGGTCGTCGCGAATCTGCTCGGGGGTCTTCACGTCCGGGTGCGCGAGGTCGAGTTCGCCTGCGCGGGTGGGCAGGTGAGGCCAGACGTTGTCGCGTAGCCAGGGGTGGGCGCGGGCGGCGTCCTGGTCCATGGCCGCGTTCACGGCGAAGTACGTGTTGCCGGAGCCGTCGGTGATGGCGAGTTCGAGCAGTCCCCCGATGGTCCGGCGGTCGGGGTGGTACTCGGTGTCGAGGTAGGTGTGTCGGGTCACTGGTGGGGCTCCTGAAACTGGGGGTGTGGTTTGCCGGGAGATTTCAGTACGATGTCTGCGTCTGGGTTGTCCTTCCGCACAGTTGGTGCGGGCGGGGCAGCCCTTTTTGCTTGGCTGACGACAGTCTAGCCGTATTCAATTGCGCGCGCATTCGAATAGCTGTAGCGTCGGGATCATCAGCAACCGAGCGCGTCAGTACTTAGATGCGCGCGCAATTGAATAGGAGGACACTGGCGTGAGAACGCGCACCGCGCGTCCGCCCACCGTCCCGAGCGGTGGGCGTCCGCCCAGCAAAGGACACCCCACGATGGCCACCCGATCCACGACCAAGGCCAGCGGTCTCGGCCACCGCCTGCTCGCCGCCGCGACGTTCCTCAAGGAACTGGGAACCCCGGAGGCGGCCGAGCATGCCGCTGCCGTCGCTGAGGCGGCCGCACGGGAAAGCCGTGTCCGTTCACGGCCTGACAACCCGACCCTGACCCTGTACGTCCACACGGACACGTGGAAGCAGGCGCAGGAGGACGCCACCCCCGACCATCCGGTCACGGCTGAGGTCGATGAGGGTCTGCAGCTCTTCCTCGCAGGCGAGTTCATTCCGGAGCGGCCGGTGCGTGCGAAGCGCGGCACCTCCGCCAAGGAGACCGTCACCGTTCGCAGCACCACGGAACGCCGCGACCAGGTCGCCAACTACGCGCAGGCCGAGGCCAGCGAACGCGGCTGGGAACCGACCGTGAACCAGGTCGCCGCCGCGTGGCTGGAGCACCGCTACCCGCCGCGCTGATGTCCAGGCGGGCGGCAGGTTCCCGGAAGCCGACACTGGGCTGCCCCCGCCTCCATGAGCCCCCTTTCGTCTTGGAGTACCCCCAAGTGCCACCGAAGATCAAATCCCGCAAGCCAACCGGCATCGTGCCCTTCCCTCTGATCCTCATCGAGGGTGATGAGGGAGCCGGGAAGACGTACAGCGCGATCGAGTTCAGCGCCTCCGACAAGGTCGGCCAGATGTATGTGCTCGATCTCGCCGAAGGCTCGGCCGACGAGTACGGGGCGATTCCCGGTGCCCGGTTCGAGGTGATCGAGCATGACGGTTCCTACCTGGACATCGCCGAACAGGTCGAGGCGGTCAAGGCCGAGGCCCGCCGCGTTGCTGAGGCCGGCGAGAAGCCGGTCGTCCTCGCCATCGACTCCGGGACGGCCCTGTGGCGGATGCTCTCGGACTGGGCCTACGAGCGTGCCCGCCGAACCGACAACAACCGGGCGAAGCTGGAGCGCAACCCGGACGCGAACGTCGACGTGACGCGGAACCTGTGGAACGACTCCACCAACCGGTGGTACCGCGTCATCCACGCACTTCAGACCTTTCCCGGTATCGCGATCATCCTGGCCAGGGGCAAGGACATCTCCGCGACGGACGAGAACGGCCAGCCGCTGCTCGACGAGCGGCGCCGCGTCGTGCGGGAGTGGAAGGTCGCGGCCCAGAAGGACCTCGGGTTCGACTCCACCGTCTGGATTCGGATGCGCCGCGACCAGGACCCGCAGCTGATCAAGGCCCGCACACTTCGCTTCCGCGTCGAAAGCGGCAAGCCCATGCCGTTGCCTGGGTTCTCCATCGAACGCCTGGTGTTCGATCTCCTGGGGTGCTCGGCCGAGAGTCAGCCCCGGAACATGCCGGCGCTCACCGGGGACCGCACCGGGCCGTGGATGGCGCGTATCGCGGCGGCCCTGGACCGCGACGCGTGCGTGAAGCTCTGGAAGGAGCTCGACGCCGGGCCCGCTACCGGGCTGAGCGAGACCGAGTGGAAGACCGTGCGCCTGGCCGTCCAGGAACGGGTCCGACAGCTTGCCGCACCCGCCGCCGACATCGATGGCACTCCTGACGACGATGCCAGTCGTCTGCGGGCGGCAGCGGAAGCACAGCAGGCGGAGGCCGACGCCGAATTCACCGGCCAGGAAGCGGCGTAGGCGCCCCCTGACCGCCGTGGTGGGCAGCCCGGGCGGGCTGCCCACCAGCTTCCGTCCCCACGAATCAGCGCACCCGCGAACGCGGGACCGCGTGCCTACCGGGAAGTGCTCACCCATGTCCGCCCCTCCTGCGCCGTCCCCCTCGATCTGGATAGCGGCCGATGCCGTCGACCGTGCTCGACCACGATCCAAGCAGCGGCAGCTCGGTGCCTCGGACACGGTGTGCGAACGCCGTGCCGCATACGTCTATCACGGGTGGCCCCGCACCGATCACGTCATCAGCCGGGCCGCCATCCTCGGCACGTACATCCACGAAGGCCTGACTACCGCCGCGAAGCGGGAGTTCGGGTGGCTGGTGGAGAAGCGCGTCGCCGACGAAGAGATCCGGGGCACCATCGACATCGTCCAGTTAGACCAGGCGACAGCCCGGCGACTGCCCCGCCGGCTCCGACCGAAAGTCCCCGCCGACGTCAACACCGTCGAGGACATCAAGACGAAGACCGTCCGACGCTGGGACCGGGTGCTCCGGTATGGCGCGACCGATGCCGAGCTTCGTCAAGTCCATACCTACGCCCGTGTCCTACGCACCCATGGCTTCCTGGCGGTGGACGGGCAGCGGGCCCTGGCCCGGCTCGGGCCGATCCCCGTCGAGAGGATCCGGATTCGGTTCATCGACCGGGACTCCGGCGAGGAGCACGTCCAGGAGATCCCGTACGACCCGCAGCGTGCGGAGGAGGCCCGCTGGTGGCTCCAGCGCATCACCGAGACGAAGTCACCCGAAGACGCCCGTAGGGACTTCTACGGCCCCGGGATCGACACGGTGTGCGACTTCTGCCCCTTCGCAACCGCTTGCTGGGGCGCTCCGGCAGCCGGTCGTCCCGTGCAGGCGAACATCGTGCGCACGGACGCCGACGTGGCGCAGAAGCTCGCGGACTACACCGCCGCGCACGAGCAGTGGTCCGCCGCCAACCGCATCAAGAAGTTCGTCCGCAAGGCAGTCGACGCCACCCCCGAGGGCCAGTACGGCGCGCACCTGCTGGAATGGCGCAGCCCCGAAAGCGCCCAGGAGGAGCCCGACTTCCGGCAGATCATCGAGCTGTACGACGACCTGCAGGTGCCGATCCCGACCGTCCCGGACAAGGAGCGGATGGTCAAGGCGCTGATCACTGCCGGCATTGCCGTTCCCATGCGGAAGATCAAGAAAGCGGCGTCCCGCGCAATCAGCGTCTCCACCGCTGCCAAGTAGGGGTCGAGCGGCCCGTGCCATGTCCGGCCGGGCCGCTCGACCTGCCGCAAGGAACTCGAGCACGACGAAAGAGCCAGTTGCCAAGACAGGGGGAGCCAGTGGCAGGGCAGCGAGGGCAGCCAGCCCGTATCCAGCCGAAGCAGTACACGCGTCTGATCGTCGTGCTGCGTGACAGCCCGACGATCGCGGCCGCGGCGGCCGCGATGAAGGTCGATCCCAGCACCATCTACCGGCTTTTGAAGCGCGAGCCCGTTCTCGCGCAGATGGCTGCTGCGGCACGGGCGATCGCCGCTGGCGACAAGCCCACTCCGCAGCGGGAGATCTGCGGTACCGAGTCCCGGTACGTGCTGGAGGGCTGCCGCTGCACCGACTGCACCGAGGCCGCCACGTTGGCGCGCGCGAAGCGCCGCCAGAACCTGGCTGCCGTCTACGACTCCGTCGTCCCGATGCCGATTCGGCGGGAGGACGCTGCCTGAAGGGGGGAGCAATCTTGACGTCCATCTATCACGACGCCGCTGTTGTCCGAGCTGGCCGTGCGGCAGGCCCGGCTGACACCCCGGTCTGCCAGTGCTGCCCGCGCCGGCTGAAGCGCGAGGAGCTGAGCGCTGGTCGCGGAGTCTGCTGGCTCTGCGAGGACCGGATCGCGAGCGGGCTGCAGGAGATCCGCACGCTGTGGCCGCGGCTCAGCGAGGTGGTGCACCAGGGCGCAGCGCCCCGGGAGGAGGGCATGCCCAAGCCGCCCAGCGGGCCGGACGGGTCTACCGCGCCCGGCAACCTGGAGGCTTATGACCTGCTGGCCGGAGGAGTCACCGGTCCGCTTCTGGCCCGTGAGGACGAGTGGCGGGCAGAGCTGCGCCGCCACGATCCTCGGTGGCCGTTGACGCCTCATCGCGGCGGTCAGGATCAGACGGTGGCTGGGGTGCTGGAGTTCCTCGGCGCCAACCTGCGCTGGGCCTGTGGCGGCGGGTACAGCGACGTGGACGATCTCGACACCGACGTGCGCCTGCTGGTGCGGCGGATGACCGCCGTGGTCAACAACGACCGCCGGCGGCCATGCACCCTGAAGGCGCCGTGTCCGCTGCCGTCCCGCACCGACCCGTCCGGCACGTGCGGCGGGGAGCTGGTGTACGAGCCGGTTCCGGAGGCTGTGATCCGCTGCGGGCTGTGCAAGCAGCGGATCGGCTACCAGTACTGGACCGACCTGGTCGACGCCGCCGGTCTTCTGGCCGCCTGACGAAGGGAACGTGTTGGTGATGTTCAAGGGTGGGCGAGAGCCGACAGCCGAAGAGACCGCCCGTCAGATCGGCGTCAACCTGATGGACCTGGCGGTGGTCCTGGCTCCGTTCTTCGACGTGGCTGACGGCATCAAGCGGGAGATGCTCGGCCGCGGCTGGTCGTCAGCCGCAGCCGAGGCTGCTGCCCTGGAATGGCTGCTGGGCATGCTGCGCCGCATGACGGCCGAGGCCGGACGTCAATGACGCTCCGGACGACGCTGTCCAGGCATCCGCCCTGGTGACGGCCCTTTCGCTGGCCAAGCGGAAGCGGTGGTCGCCATTCCTATTAGTGCGACGCGAGTGCCGGTCCCGGTCTAGAGTGAGCCGGGCGGGTCGTTGGCTACGTCCGGTAACAAGGGGGTACGCTACAGCCTTGGCGTCTTTGCCCTGACGGGCAGTGACATGACCTCGCCTCAAAAATCGAACTGGGGCCTTCCCGGTCTCGCGCGGCGTCGGAACCGCGTGTGCGAGTGGGAGACCCCAGGTGCAGTAGCGCCCGTTCGTGGAAGTCCGGGCCTTCTGCCGACGACACACAACCCGTCTTAGAGGAAGCGCAGTGCCGCAGGCCGATGATAGCGGGCGCCTGCCCGCATCCACTACCCCGACCCGCCTTGCCGCCGTCGAGCATCCCGCTCCGGCGCCGCATGGCGGGTCGTCGTGTTCCCGGACCGGATCTGGTCAGGGTGGTTCTCCCGAGAAGGCAGAGAGTATGAGGTAAGCCGCACGTAGGCAGCCCTCCGGGCCGCCAGGCCGGCCGAGATGTTCCACCATCTCAAGGCCAGCCGCAATGTCACCCCGCCGGGTCGAGTACCAGCTCTTCCCTGCGGACTTCACCCCCGAAGGCCTCCGGTTTCCAGGCCACCGGCCGACGGGGTTCACACCCAGAGCACCGAGACGGGGCTCTGTCGCGCCCTCTTCAGGAAGGAGGCGCACCATCATGGTGCCTTACCACGCCCCTGTTCGCCAATCCACCGAGAATGCAAGCGCGTCGAAGTCCACCCGGAAGTGGTCGCCTGCCCGGACTGAGACCATCACCGGCACCACGTCCCGGCGGACTACCCCGGCCCGGTGGTGGCGCGACGTTCAGATCGCCTACCAGGCCGGACTCATCCCCGGGGCGACAGCCACCACGCTGACTGTCGCTCAGGACCTCGTTCCCCGCATGGACTGGACCACTGGTCGGGTCCGCTACTGCTGGGCCGGTGTGATGAACCGCACAGGCCTATCCCGGACCGCCGTCGCCACCCACATCCGCCACCTACGCGCCGCCGGCTGGCTTGCCTGGGCCGAGCACGGCAGCCACTTCAACTCCAAGCGGGCCCGCGGCCAGGAGGGATACGCAGCGACGGCGACGGTGTACGCCGCCGTGGTCCCTCCACTGTTCGACCAGCACGTCGGAAACCGGATCGAGGGCACGGGGTACACCGCCCGGGTCATCGGGGTGACCGAGCGGGGCCGCCAGGAGCGCATCGACCGGGTTCAGCAGGACGCGGCGGCAAAGGCGTCGCGTACCCCTTCCTTGAGGGTGGTTAAGGAAGAGGGTCAGGTTCAGGTAAGTGATGGGTTTTCAACTACCACGCACGCGCGGCCGACGAAAAGCAAGCCCCGGAGGACGATTCTCGGAGCAACGGTCACCCGGGCCATGGCCGACCGCGCCGAGCGGGCTGCCCGGTACATCCGGCCACTGGTGACCTGGTGCCAGACTGCGAGCCTTCGGCAGCTGTCATGGACACTGCTCGACCTGGTCGCCCGAGGCTGGGACGAGATCCGCATCCTGGTGTGGGTCCGCGAGCAGGCGAAGACCGCTCGCGGAGGGGTGATCTGGCGGCCCGACCGGCCGCACCGCTACCTGGCCGCGTGTCTTCACCTGGAGCGCATCCTGGAGGCGGAAGCAGCCCAGCGCGCTGCCGAAGCCGAGAACCGCGCCGCTCCGGACACCAACCCGGAGTGGATGGCCTGGCTCGACACCCGGTCTGCGGCGGCCAAGGTGCCCCCACCGGACATTCAGCCGGAACCGGACCTGACAGTTGACGGGCTCACCCTGGAGGAGATCAACGACCTGCGCACCCAGGCCCGGGGAGAACTCGCAGCAGGCCGAGGGGAACTGGTGCGGGTCATGGTCGAGGCCCACGGTCTGGACGTCGCCCGCCGACTGCTCGGTCAGGTCGTAGACCCGGCACTACGCCTCTCCTGGGTGTCCCGGCGGACCCGACTGGCGGTGGTGGCATGAGGGACCACGCGCCGGTCGGACCCGACCTTGCCCGGATAGCACTCGCCCAGGCCCGGGAAGCCGCTCGGCAGCGAACATTCGCACCCAAGCGAGCCGAGCCCAAGACGCCGAAAAGGGCGGCTGCCCACTCCGGAGGCCGTGAGCCAGCGGCCTTCGCCGCAGTGCTCGAGCGCCTGGTGGAGGAGGCAGGCTGGAAGCGCGGCGCCTCCGCCGGCAGCATCCTCGACCAGTGGCCCGGGCTCGTCGGTCCGGACCGCGCGAAGAACTGGCGCGCTGTCGGGTACGACCCGAGCGCCAAAGTCCTGACCATCAGCGCAACGAGCGCAGCCTGGTCCACGGCGCTGCGCTTGGAGCAGGCCCGTCTCCTCGCGCTCCTGGAGCAACGGTTCCCCGGGACCGTCGGCAGCATCCGGGTGCGCACCGGCACTACCCACCCGGCAGAGCCCGAGCCGGTCGACCAGCACCGGCCTGTGTCCGCGGGGCGCCCAACGCTCAAGGGCTGGAGCGGGCAGCCGCCCGGGGTTGAGTACTGCGCTGTGCGACAGCAGCTGCGTACCGCGAAGAACAGCCCCGAGGACAGCGAGGCGGTCAATCCGTTCCTGCCCGTGGGGTACGGCCGGCTGGGACGCGAACCGGAGGACCGGTTCCTGCCCGGCCGCGATCTGGCCCGTGCTGTGGCCGAAGCCCAGCAGTTCTCCTCTGCTCGGCGCTCGCTCGAATCCCACTACCGCGCACTTGCCACCGCACGTCAGCAACGAAGGGAGCAACCAACGTGAACGACACCGGGTCAGCCGCCAGCGCCCCGCGGGCTTGCCTGCTCCACCACGACGTCCATCCGATGACCAGCGTGTGCTGGGAGGCGGTGTCCGCCTGGGTCGGCAGCGAGAAGACCCGCTACCCGCACCGCACCGTCTGGGAACTCCAGGACGCTTACGAACTCACGTTCGAGCGCTCCCTACTCGATCAGCTCGTTAACACCTGAACCCCCGAGGAGACTTCCGTGGCAACGATCGCTTCCGGCCTGTCTGCACGCCAGCTTCAGGCTCTGCAGCAGACCACCCTTCTTGCCCGGCGCGCGCGGGCCGCCTCACCCGGCCACATGGATCGAGCTGGCGTTGACCAGCTGTTTCTCGAGCCCCACTACATCGACGGGCTGCCGTACCACGAAACCCGGGGCTTGACGGGCCCTTTTGACGACTGGGACTGACCTCTGAATTCCGCAACAACACATCGGACAGGATCAAGAGTTCAAGGGCCGAGCAACTTCGGTCATCAGTGGCGGAGAACCGCCGCCGTCGTGACAGAGGCTGACGAAGTGTCTAGAATCCCCGGCTGGGAGTACGCCTCCCAACTACCTCGCTACCCCCGCCAGATGGCGGGGGTAGAGGGGGCTCATACCCCCCTTGCTGCACTGTCAATCCTTGTCGGCAACACGGTGTCAGTGCAGGAGGGGGGAAATGACAATGGCCATAAGAGACTCTTAAATCCTGGCCGTGCACTAGCGCCTTCGAGGGGTTTTTGAAACCCTTTGCCTGCCGGACCCACGATCGGAGCCCTCTGCATGTCCCCGAGTGCCGCGTTGACCGACGACGTACCCGAGCATCGGTCACCCCGTCTCGCTCCCGTGGTGAACCTCGCGTCCTGGCAGGCCCGGTCGGCGTCCGCCGCTGCCGCCGATGAGGCAGTCTCCCAAGCACGCGAACACTGGACCAGGGTTCTCACCACAGCCGGTCTGAGCTGGTCAGCTCCCAGCTCGGTGAGCCAGGTCGTCACCGTCGTCGCCGAAGAACTGGAACGCCTCGTCGGCGGCCTGCACGCGATACGCGAAGGCGGCGGGCCTCTCGGCTTGCCCCCCAACCCCGACGCCGGTCTCGACCTCACCGGCGCCCTGGCGGTCCTGGAACTGCTGAAGGACCTCGAGGACGTGGCCAAGGCCCGCTAGTCCAGGTGCTGCTCCCGGCTGGTAGCCCACCAGTAGATGACCTGATCGCGGGTCGGGACCGTCTGGAACTCACCGAGCTCGGCGAGTCTCCGTCGGAGCGCGCCCAGTGCCTGCTTGACTCGGCTCACCGAGACGGACAACTCCCGCGCGATGACCTCGTAGGTGCGGCCGGCGACCAGTGAGCGCAGGATCGACCGTTCCTGCTGCGTGGTCACCGGCCCGGTCCCCTGGTCGTCGCTGCGGTCGGCCTGCCATGGCTCGGCGCGGTCCCAGGCGAGATTGAAGACCTCGACGATGAACGCCACCATCGCCGGGGCGGTCACGATCCAGGCCGGCGCCGAGCCCTTCTCCGGCGGCGTGTGGAAGCTGGGGATGAACGCGGTGGACTCATCGATGACGATGAGGCGGGTAAATGGCGCGGCCAGCAGGCGGACCTGGGCGCCGAGGCCGGTCATGTAGTCCACCCACTCCCGGGTAGCGGTCCCGTCCGATCCCGGGGCGATCGCGCTGGAGTGGTAGAGCGTGCGCATGGCGACGCCGCGGCGGATCGCCTTGCTGTCCCGTTCCCAGGAGTACGCCAGCTTCTTCGGGGAGCGGGCCCCGCCGGGCTGTGCGGTCAGAAGGCTATGGCTGGCGCCCTCGATCTTCTCATCAATGGCGTAGTTCACGTTGCAGCCGTAGACGTACTCGATGCCGTTGGTCGAGGTGCAGCCTTCCCTGGACAGGCTCCCCATGAGGATGTGGAGACCGCGAACCTTGTCCAAGGTCTCCTGCAGGGTGTCCAGGGCCGTGGCCGTCGCGCGACGTTCGAACACCTCCAGCGGTACTGCGGTGTACCGACCTGGCTCGACGCTCGCCGGCACCAGCAGGCCCAGTGTGAGCAGAAGGTCCAGGTATGGGCTGTCGTCCGGGATGCGCTCGTGGCGAAGGGCGCGCTGCCAGAGGACAAGCGCAGGTCGCGGCAAGGCGCCTGACGTCAGGGCAGCCGCTGCGGCCGCCGCTTTGTCCGATTCTTCAGTATTCAACGATGTACCTTCGGACACCGGACGGACGTGCACCAACGCTCCCCTTGATCGGCATATGCGGTCAGGGCGAACCTTAGTGCGGATGATCATCCAATTGCACTCAAACCAACGGCCTAGTACCGGCCACCGAATCCCATCCACCGATCCGAGAGACCCGATGTACCTCACAACCAACCTCCGCCGCGCCGCCGTAGCCGTCCTGCTGCCCGTCCTGGCAGCCCTCGCCCTGTACAGCACCTACGCCACCACCCGAGCCAGCGCAGCCGACTCCACCTGGGGCCACGGTGACCAGGACACCGCGGTCGTCGCGGACTCCACCTGGGGCGTGATCGCGCCACCTCCGGTTGGCGATCAGACCGGTCGGACCGGCCAGGACCAGAACCCGGACACCCCGGACGACTCCACCTGGGGCTGAACTGATTCGTGGGCTGAGCTCGTCTGAGGGCTCGAGCCCAGAGTGCGGGGGCGGGTGCCAATAAACGGGGGGAACAGAGAAATGCGCCACCAGCAGGCCCGGACGAACGCTGCTCACCGGGTCGCAGAAGACAACCACTGGATCACAGCCGGCTCTACGAGGGCGGGCGCGGTGGTGACAGGGGACCGGCCCGCGGCCGGCCCAGAGGTTCCGCTGAACCTGCGCGTGTATGAGGTCGCCGAGCTTCTTGACCGTGAGCTGGCGGAGTTCGCGCAGCGCCACGCCTCCGGACCTGCCCCGATCGGGCGCAAGAACTTGGCGGCGTACGCCTACTCCATCGCCCAGCAGGCCGACGCCAGCGCCCGAAGCGAGTACGAAGTGCTGCAGATGGCCTCGAACCTTCGCGCCGCGATGGAGACCGGGGATGCCGACCAGGCGGTGGGGAAGCTCACCTGCCCCGGTTGCCTCTGCTGGTCACTGATCAGCGCGCGCATCCGCGGCCAGTGGCACTGCGTCTGCCTCAACCTGCGGTGTGCACCGACTCCTGACGCGCCGCGCAGCTGGGCGCTCGCGGACGTCGCCCGGCACAACCTCGGCGCAGCCTCGTGACCGCCCGGACGAGGCCGGCCTGCCCGACCCGTCGTTACCTGTCTGGTCGGCCCCGAGATCTGGTCACGTGGGCGCAGGCCGCTGAGGCCATCGCGCAGTCGCCTCATCCGATGTCGGAGCGCAACCTGCGTCGGCTGTACCGGATGTACGGAGGGTGCGTGTACCGGCTGGTCGGCGTCCGCGGTGAGCTGGTGAGCAGGACCGCGGTGTTCGAGTGGCACCGCAACTACTGGAGAGGCTGGTCGCAGGCCCCGGCGCGACCCCCCGCGCGCCGTTAGTAGATCCGCGCACGAATGCCCTGGACAGGCCACCTGACCAGGGCATTCGTGTTTCCGCCACCCCTCTACTCAATTGCGCGCGCATTTGAGCAGAGCTAGGATTGGTAGTGCCGAAAAGGACTCGTTGCGGGGCCCTTCGACATGCGCCGTCGAGGGCCCCGCAACGGCACACCAATCCCCGCGGAGCCCCCGTGAGCACTGTCCGTGATCCACCCATGCCCCAAACCGGCCGCAGCCCAGGATGCCGCCGCGTGCCGTGGGACACCCTCGACGCCGAGCAACAGCACCTCGTCACAACGGTCCTGGACCTTCTAGGAACCGCCAACGGCCTCACCGAGGACGAAGCCCCCGTCACCGCGCCGCCGGCCAGGGCCACGCTCAGCACGCTGGCGGCCGCCGTCGCCGGTCTCACCGTCACCTCCGGAGCAGAGCTCGCCCAGTGCTACGACTGCACCGACCTGGTCGACGGATACGACACCAACGTGACCAACGGCGGAGTCATCATCTGCGACGACTGCCACCACCTCCGGAACGCCGCCGACCCGGACTTCTGGAGGCCCGATACCACCCGCTACGACGACTGATGCCCAACAGCCAGCCGCCAGCCGCGCGCCCCGCTCGGGTCTGCACCCGCCACGAGCCGCACCACAAACCCGCGAAGCCGGTCCCCTGCCGACTTCCCCGATCCCGTCCTGCAACCGGACGGTCCCCACCTAGGAGACGCCCTTGCTTGAACAATCCGCGGCCGACCCCGCGAGCCGTCCTCTCTTCGAGTGCACGGTCTTCGGCACGCCCGCCCCCCAGGGCAGCAAGTCACCGAAGGGCCTTCGACGTACCAAGAAGGGCAACCTGGTCTCGAACCTGGTCGAGTCAAGCAAGCTGGTCGGTCCCTGGCGCGACGCCGTCAAGGCCGCCGCGATCCGGACCAGACTTGCCCTACCGACCTGGCGAACCCTGGACGGTCCCCTCGTCGCGGAGATGCACTTCACCCTCCCCCGCCCCAAGAGCGCCCCCGCCTCGCGCACCCGCCCCGACCGCTACCCCGACCTCAGTAAGCTCGTTCGCTCAACCGAAGACGCCCTGACATCCGCTCAGATCTGGCGCGACGACGCCCGCGTGGTCGAGTACGAGGCTCTGGCCAAGCACTACGTCGGCAGCAAGGACCCCCGCGCCCTGGCACGACCCGGCGTGATCATCCGTATCTGGAGTCCACGTGACCCGCACCACCAACCTGCTTGCCGCGACGCATCTGCGGCATCTCACTGACACGGGGAGCAGCCCGGCTGGCATCCGTGACCTCGCCGGTCTGAACCAGCCCACCTACCGGGCGGCCTGGCGCAACCGCCCCGTTCCCCCGCTCGTCCACACGCGCGTCCTCGCCCTGCCGCTGCCCGCATCGCTCGAGATCGCCGCTGAGAAGCCCAGCTTGGGTACGCGCCGCCGACTGCGGGCGCTGGTGCATCAAGGCTTCCCGCCGACGTTCCTCGCCGGGGAGCTCGACTGGCCGGCCGACCACCTGCAGACCCACCTGCGTGCCCACAGCGCCCGGCACACTGTCCATCGTCACGCCCAGGTCCGGGCTCTGTACGACCAGCTCTGGGACCAAGAGCCAACCCACCACGGCGTGTCCGTCGACCAGGCCGAGGCGGCCCAGCAACTGGCTCAGGAGCAGCGGTGGCCCGGCCCGCTGCACTGGGACGACGCGATGATCGAGCAGCCCGTCGGGCATTCGAGGCTCACCTCCACAGGACAGCTGCACCCGCCACCTGACATGGCGGCCGTCATCCGTGCCTTCGATGGTGAACCGATCGCCCTGCGCGCAGCTGACCGCAGCGCAGCGATCGTCCGAGCACACCTCCAGCAGCGTCTGGACGCCGTCACCATCGGCAAAGCCCTCGGTCTGAAGCCCGACAGCGTCAAACGAACCTGGGACCGCGCCAAGAAGCGTGCGGTCAAGCACAACGAGCCCTGGGCGCCGTTGATCCCCTACCTCGCCGAGGCCGCCATCGACGTCGCGAACAGCAACCGCCAGGTCGACCTCGTCCGCACCATCCACTACACCCGCCCCGTCATCCGTACCGCTGCCTAAGGAGCCGCCCCCGTGGCTGGAGAAACGCTCATAACCCTGACCGGCAACCTTGTCGACGACCCCGAGCTGCGCTTCACCCCCTCGGGGGCTGCGGTCGCGAAGTTCCGGATCGCCTCCACCCCCCGCACCTTCGACCGCCAGACCAACGAATGGCAGGACGGCGAGAGCCTCTTCCTCACCTGCAACGTCTGGCGCCAGTCGGCCGAGAACGTGGCCGAGTCCCTGCAGCGCGGTATGCGCGTCATCGTTCAGGGCTTCCTCAAGCAGCGCTCCTACGAGACCAAGGAAGGCGAGAAGCGCAGCGTCTTCGAAGTCGAGGTCCAGGACGTCGGGCCCTCTTTGCGAGGTGCGACGGCCAAGGTGACGCGCTCGCAGCGATCCGAGCGCAGCAGCACGAACGGGTGGCAGCAGAGCCGCGGCGGTGGGGAAAGCCGGGGCCCGTCGCAGCCCAACCCGTGGACCACACAGGGGCCAGTGGGCGATCCGTGGGGCAGCGACACGCAGGGCGGCCTCAACGAGGAGCCACCGTTCTGATAAGCGTGCGGGGCGTACGGTCAGGGCCCGGGCGCCCCGGGGCCCTGACCGGCGAAGGCCCCACTGTACGACCGGTCCCAGCGCGTCCATGCTGCCAGCCGTTCTCGCGGGCTAAGCCAGGTCCCTGATGGGCGATCAGCCCTGACGTTGTCCTTGCTTCTCGGTAGGGTGGCTGAGCAGGCACAAGGCCCGTACAGAGCGCGGGAGTCACTACCTTCCGCGGTCCGTACGGGCCGTTGTGCTTGCTGCTGCGGAACCTACTCGCCGGGCTCCAGGTCCGGGAACCCGAGAGCGTCCACGACGGCTTCGTAGTCGAGGGCCGGGGCCGAAGAGTCGGCGCTGATCGACACCGGGCACTGCTTGGAGTACTGAGCCGCCGCTACGCCGCTGTACCGGACGTACGGGAGGATCTTGCCGGGGTTGTCCAGCTCCACCTTCTCCACGGTCTCGTGGTACTCCTTGGCGCTGTGCGAGGGCGTGGGAGTCGCGCACAGCAGGATGTTGTGCACGGTCGGATTGGCGGGCGCACCGCGACCGACGTTGTCGTCGCGCATCTTCTCCAACGCCTTGTAGAGCTTCTTGAGCGCGCCAGCCTCCTTGCCGGTCACCAGAAGCGGCGGGATCACCTCGTCCTCCTCCTCCATGGCGATCATCGACGTGACGGTGACGCCCTGGTAGTTGGCTGGCAGGTCGAGGAGCCAGATCTCGTTGTCGTCAGCGGTGAGCTTGCCGTCCTCGTAGGCCGCCGTGAGGTCCGCGAACCAGTAGAACTTCTGGCGCTGCGTGGCGAAGATGGTGTCGGCGTCGATCAGCTCCGGGTCGCCCGGGACGACGTACAGGTTCGGGATCTCCCGGAAGCAGTCCTCCGACGTGCCCAGCGCGACGCGGAAGCGCCCCGGGAGCAGGGTCTCCTCGAGAGTCGCCCTCTTGTTGATCAGGTCCCAGACGGTCTTGCTGCCGGGCTTACGCTGCTCCTCGCCCTGGCACAGGGTCTCGGAGGCGTTGCTCTGCGCGTCGAGGTCGAAGACGACGACCTTGTAGCCGCGCAAGGCCAGGATGCAGGCGATGGCGACGGTGCTCGTCGTCTTCGCCGTGCCGCCGGCCGCGAGAAGGAACGCGATGATCAGCGGGTGCAGGCGGTCGTTGGGCCGCAGGCGCTTGCGGATCTCCTGCATGGGGAGGAGCTTCGTGCTCACAAGGACTCCTGGTCGGTCAGTTCCGCCTCGTCACGGGCCGCTTCGCTCAGGGCAACTCCCAGACGCGTCAGCGATTCCCGCTCCCAAGCGGTCTCGGGTACATAGCCAGCTGCGGTGATCAGGAACTGCACGTGAGCTGCGTCGTGCGCGTCCCAGTTCGGCCGACGACGGTCGGCTGCGCGGCCCTCGCCGGTAGCAAGAGCAGTGGCGAGAGAGGCATGGTGAATGAGGTCAGCGGATTTGGAGGACAGTACCGCCTCGAAGTAGCTTTCGGGATCCTTCACGCTGATCCCGGCCTGCCCGGCCTTCTGCAGCCAGTCGTGGGCGCGAACCCGGGCGGCCTGGTTGGTGCCACCGAGCAGAGCCCTCGAGATCACCCCGTCGACGCCCTCCAAGGTGTAGGCGTGGGGATCGCTGAGCAGCGAGATGCAAGCCTGCTCACGGTCTGCCGAGGCGACCCGTCGCTCCAGCGCCCGCTTCCCTTCCGCCTTCTCAGCCCGGCTCTGAACGGGAGCGGCCGGGGCCGGCCGGGGCTGGGCGGGAGCAGCCGAGGCCTCCGCAGCGGCGGGCGCGGCAGCGGCGCTCTCCCGAGGCTCCGCAGGCGTTGACACAACAGCGGGCTCCGCCGCCGGAGGCGCTGCCGCAACGGCCTCGGAAGCAGTCTCAGCTTCCGCCTCGTCCACTTCCGTCGGCCGTTCGACCTCGACCTCGGGCTTGGCGGCCTCGAGTGACTCTTCCTCTTCCGCACCGCGCTGGTGTCCGAGCAAGACGTGCCGCATCGCATCGTCCAGCGTCATGTCCTTTCCCCGGACCAGCTCCCAGGCCTGGACGGCCTGTTCCTTGTCCTCGAACCCCAGCAGCTTGCGTGCGTCGGAGTAGCCCAGCTCCTTCTTGGCCATGGCCTGCTGGAGCTCCTGCGGGAGCTTGAGAAGGTCCAGGCGCTTCTGCACCGTGCTGTGGCTCTTGATGTTGAGCCGGCGGGCGATCTCTCGGACGGACATGCCCTCGAACAGGCCGAACTGCAGCGCCTCCTCGTACTCGGTGGGTTGCTTGCGGTGCCAGTTCTCCTTGATCAGCTCTTCGCGGATGGTCGGGGCCAGGTCATCGCGCAGTACCGCGCGGATGCGCCGCAGGCCGGCCAGGAAGTGAGAACGCCAACGCCGCTCACCGAAGCCCAGCACGTACTTCTGCGTGATGCTCTCCGCAGCTTCCGGATAGAACCTTGCGAACTCCTCTCGATGCATCACCGACACGGGCTCCAGCAGACCGGCCGGCTGCTTGAGGCTCTCCGCGATTTCCTCGAGGTCGCCCATATCGCGGAGGTTGTACGGGTTCGGTGCGATCTGGTCCAGCGGGATGTTGAGGATGTCCCAGTCGCGGTCCGGTACGTCGGTCACCTTGGGACCGCTATCGGCAGCCGGCTGCTCAGCGACGGTGGGTGGCGCCGAGCCTGCGCCGCCGCCTTCTGCATCCTTCGATGCCGAAGCAGTTGACGGCTTGAGGTTCCGTCCGGGCTTGTCCACCTTGATCGCCAC